TTCCTGTTCCTGTTCCTGTTCCTGTTCCTGTTCCTGTTCTAGTTCTAAAGGGAAAATTTCTGAATTTCCGGGAATTTCCGGGAAATTGTTATTCTCAGGAGGGGGTGGTAGTTTTGATTTGGTACGTTTATGTAGTCCAGATTGATGCTCTTCCCAACCTGGGAATTGAATAAATATTTCACTATTTACACTATATCTTTCAATTAGTTGTGAGTTTGATATTTCAACCAAACACGCCTCTACAACGTCTTTAGTAAAGTCATCACGCATGGGAACTACAATGGCTTTTATCTTCCTTGCTGAACCGTGCATACGACCAAAATCATCCGCATGTGGAATCATCCACGTAAAAAGCAACGCAGCATGTATAGATAAGTCGTTTACTTGTTCGCTAAAACTAATTTGAGTTTTTAGGATTCTCCCGGAAGCCATATTTATTCTCCAGACCTTTCCGTGAGTGAAATGGAATTTCCGGGAATTTCCGGGAAAAGTTTCAAGGCTCTCGTTATCATGACTTAACCCCTTTATCTTTCTGATTAGTCGCCCGAATGATTTGATGCCGAGACCGCTGTTTTTCTAATCGGCACTCATAACATGATCCATCCACTGCATCGCGTTTTGCGACATGGCCGCGCAAACAAGTTCGACCGGTAAAATAAAAAGGCTCATTCGCGGCAATCGCTTCGCGTCGGGTCGCTTTCAACACTCAGCCCTCAAATAGTTTTCAATGGTTTCGCGGGCACTATCCCAGCCCATACAGACCACAAATAAAAAGCCTTGGTGGGTGACAAACTCGCCGAATTCAAGCTGCTCAATACTCGGTCTGCCGCCTTGGCGTTTAAGCTCGATATACAGCCCAGAGAACGCACCGCGCTTAACCGGTAGGCAGAGATCAGCCACGCCCTTTTTTAAGCCTTGCCGCTTCATTTTTGCGCCACGTTTCGCATTCTCAAGTTGCGTACCCCCATAAGCAACGCCTTGGTTGCTGGCATACAGCCATTTCAATTCGGGGAATAGTTTTTGATTCAGGTTAGCCCACTGAATTAAAATTTCTTGATGGCGGTCTTCCTTTAAGCCATCAATCCAATCCACATTGGGCGCGGTTTTGCGTTTAATGGCCATGTGACTTCCTGGCAAACCGCTGACAATTACGCGGGGCTTTCGGCCAGCACAACTTGCCACCCAGCACTTTAAACGCGTTATTAAGCGCACTCGGTGACATCCGCTTGCCTTGCACTTTAAATTTTTGCTCCCAGTCAACTAAGAAGCCACACCGACCTAATGCGTACGTAGCGCACGGTGGTTTGCAGGGGATAAAATACAGGCAGTCAAGGCAGATCAAGTCACACTCCAACCGCATTTTTCACACTTCATGCAGCCGTCTTTCATCAGCTTGCCGGGGCCACCCGGTGACACTGTGCAAACCTCGGTACACCCAATAAAATCAGGCATTCCGGTTAACGTTTGTTTTAAGTAGTCGCCTGGGCGCATGGAACCGCCGCATTTTTTGCACCGCTCGTCTGGATAAGGTTTGGCGTTGAGATTGGCTAAAATCGCCTGAATACCATCGGGATTGGTGGCGGGGATCGTTAATAACGCCAGTTCGACATAGCCTTTGACTTGACCATACAAACCCTTATCTAAATCAGCTTTAGCCAGGTGGAGTAAGGCAAGGGCATAATCGGTGGGGGAAAGTTTGGGCGAGTTGGTTTGCATCACTCACACCCCCGCCCAATAAGGCCGCGATCCTGATCATCGACAAACTCTTGCCAGGGTACCCATTTTTGATAACCCAACGAGTCCACACAATTGAACCCCCAGTTTCGGTAACGCGGCCCGGTGATAAACAACGTCCAGCACACCCCAAACCGCAATTCAATCCGATGGGCAAATTTGCCGCTCGACCTAAATTTAACCTGGCCTTCCAGTAACAACTCCTGATCGTGGGCCGTATGCTCGACATAACAGCCGTCCAGGATGATAGACAGGTTGACAAAGGGATGGTCATGCAATGCCCGGTCATCATCACTGCGTAGAAAATTGTGAAAATAGATGTTGAATAACCGATTACGCGGAATAACATGCCACCGATGCAAATACGGCCTATCTGTGCCGCCCACAATAAAATCCGGCGGGCGTTGTAATGCGGTTTTTTTGATTAGAAACCGGAATAGCGTGCGGTGAAAGGGCAGTTTCATCGGTAAGCATTACTCTTGATAGCGTATCGTGCCGCAATAAAACCGGGTGTCTTCTGCAGTAATAGCCTCTTCCAACATGGCTTTAAAGAGCATAGCAATATCATTCAGCAGCGCATCAAAACCAATAATGCGATATTTCAAGCTCACAGACTTGCCGTCAGATACCGCCCGTAACCGGCACGAAACATGAAAATCCTGAAACCCATCAAACGGGGCGCAACTAAACACCAGGCGTACAGGTGGCGTATCGCCCCGCGATTTAATTTCCAGCATATCGGTGGCGGAATAGGTTGATTGGTAATCCTCAACCTTGCTGGTATTGTCACTTTGGGTGCTTACCGTCAAATCACGGATAGCGGCAATCGCTTTATTCAGGGGAATCTCAGTTGAGTCATCCGAGTAAAATACCAAACACTCTGCCCAATCCTCGATAAAATCAATTAAGTCTTGCTGTGATAAGGTTTTACAAGCGGTTTTGGTTAGTGCGTCAAATTCAGGGGTTTTTTTCAAAGCCAACTTAGCCCGGTGCTTACCCCACAATGGCTCATCACCATCCCCCATATCTAAAATAGCGGTCGCGGTTGATTCAAGCACATCAACAAACACACTGGTTGCTGTTAATAGGGCGTGGGTATTAATGTAATTAGCAAACTCTTTAAACAAATGCGTGGCAAACTGCGCCCGATACAAAGCGGGGGTATCTTCAAACCGCTCCGTATCAACCAAGGTATAACCAGGGGGGCATAAAACTGGGATTTTATCTAAACAATCTAGCCGTTCGGTTGTGGCCTCAGCATTCGCTAAATCGCGGATCGCGTTAACAGTATTGTCATTAATTTCCATTGTTGATTGCTCTCAGTGGGGCGGCAGGGGTAGGTTTTTCAAATAAATCGGTTTGGCTTAGCGGGTACACCGACAAATCACCGTCTTTACTGACACACATGGGCGTGTTGGTCAGATTCGCTTCAGTGGCTTTACCGCGCATAGTAGGCCGCTCAAATGTCCATTGATGCTCAACATTCACCATGTCGCTATCTTCGCCCAGGCGGGTCAGGGTAAAGGACAGGTTTACTTTGCCTTTTTTGCCTTTATCGCCGTGGTTAATAACGCCTAGCGCGACCTGCTTTAACACATGATCGACTTGTTGCAAAAATACCCCGGCGTTAAATTCGCCCAAAACTTCTTCGATGGTTGGTTTGGTCATGATTGCTCTCCATTGGGAGTGAAAGGAAAGGAGCCGCCCGCCTGAATCGCCCGACAGGCAAAAAGGCAATAAATGAACAGGACGGGCAGCATAACTATTTAGTCTCATCGCCTTTGCGGCGCGTAAATGGCACGACGACACCGGCTTGTTTGCGCCGGTCGGCGAAGGTTTGGGCGATAAACTGGGTTAAATAATCCTCAGTCGTCATGTTGAGATTACCCGACTGCCAGTTTATAAAATCCATCACATCATCCGGTAAGCGGCCTATCTTGATTTCTGGCAAACCGCACTCCTTTACTTGCTTTACAAAAAAGTCCCGCGAGGGGTGCGGGACAGCCGTTTCACGACAAAATAAGAATGCCCACCAGCGAGGGCGCAATGGCAACAAGGAAACCATCACTAGCGGAAGGTGCTGGTGAGCATAGCCGGGGACGATAGCTAACCAGGCAGCTAATCATCATTTTTGGGTGGTACATATTCGATTTTAGGGAATACCCTTAAGATGCGGTACGTGTAGAGGGGTGGCAGGTCTTCCTTCCAACCAGCAACGGTAGCGCGGGTCAACCTCAGCAACCGCGCCAAATCCGAAGCTCGACCGCCAGCGGCCTGAATGGCATCGCATTTTTTAACAATGGGGTCTATAATTTGTACATTCGATTTCATGGCAGAAGATGTTAATATCTTCTGCAAGCGTTTGTCAATATGACAATACCAAGAAACCACTAAGTTAATATGAGTTTACAACTAAGATTACGCGAACTATTTGCAGAAAACCCTGAATTAAAGCCAGGGCAAGTGGCGAAAGCGATTGGCGCGACACGCACCTCAATGGGAGACTGGTTAAGTGGCAAAACAAAATACGCCACACCGGTTCATGCGTTAAGCCTAGCGAATTTTTTTAAGGTAAATTTAACCTGGTTAACGACGGGGGAAGGGGAGAAATATGTTAAGGATAACGAAAAGATAGGTAATTTATCTCACGTAAAACCTGAAAATGTACATAAAAATTTACACGATTTGTTAGTTGAAAATACTAACTTAACGTCTAAGCTTGCTAGTGCTAACACGCAATTATCATCTAGCAACGAGGAAACTATGTCGTTTGAATTACTGCAAAATATGTACGGCGTTGAAAGGCCTAGCGTCATCCATGCCATTAGCTTACTGTTATCACTCCGTAATGCGATGGATAAAGACAAACAAGTAGCGGATGCGATCAAAGCCCTAGCGTTAGGACTTGATAACACCCGCTATAAAATTGTAATTAATGAGGTTGCCGGTGATGTGGCCACCCAACCGCAATCAATTACCGAGAAAACGTTTTAACCAATCACTCACTGGTTGATTGATTTAATTTTAAAAGGATTTCGCAGGTTTTCGCCTCAGAATGCGGCGGTAGTGCCAAATCGCTTATGGGATAAACTTTCAGTACGGTTGTGTCAACATGGCTTAAATCATAATCATTTTGTAATTTAAGCCAGGTTGTCGCTGTAATTGACTGCGCTAACCATAACTCTAGCCGTTTTGCCATTTCCGGTGAAATAGCCGCATCTCCGTTGCAAACATTGCAAAAAGACACCCTATTAACCCCCAACAATTCAGCCGCCTTGGTCTGGGAAATCCCCAACTCAGGTAATATGTAATATTTAAGTAGTCTGCCTGGGTGCGGATAACTTTTTTTCATGAACGATCTCCAATCGTAGTACTAAATCGACATTTGTTGCATTTGCCTCTTTGAATTGAAAAATAAGATAGTAACTGTCCGACACATTGACTGCCCAATAGTGTTGAAAGTTTCTGGTGACACTACAGAACCCCCAGCCTGGGATATTCATTTCCTGGGGCTTTTGCGCGTGGCTCAAAACCGCAAGCTGGTCATTCAGTCTGTCTAGCTTGCTAACACGCAGACCAAACGTAACCTTCCCAGACTGGTGGAACTCTTTTAAACCAATATGGTTGTAGGAAATAATCATAGTTGGTTTAAATGTAGTCTATAAGACTACAGAATTCAACCTTAAAAAAGGTAATATTTCACATTTTTAAGGCACGGTTATTGCTAAGCTTATTTTTCATGCAACTGGCTGACAAAGTGTAAGTCATATTTACAAAAAAGTGTAAGAAAATATTGACAACTTGGTTAATTCTATCTACGATTTGTAGTGAAAAATTAACAGGGGTGTCAATATGACGATTCAGAAAAAAAATGATGTTTACGTGGCAAGCGAAGGGTTATTTACGGTAGTGAACCGTGATCGCCTGGTTGCATGGCTGCAATGCGCGGCTCTGGTCTATAACACTAGGGGCCGGCCATGACCAAATACTTCACTACCCTCTATATCGACGATGAAGAGTGCGATATTGCGGTGGATTACGTCAGTCGTAAGCTTGAGCCTGAAGAATGCGGCGGCTCTGGAGTACCTGGCCAAACCGTTATCGAAATCGAAAACATCAGCTTTTGCCCACATCGCAAGCTTGAACAAGCCTTAGCGGCACAAATAACCCAGGCACAAGCCAGTACGGCGTTTGACTATCAGATTGATCATTACGATTGGGAGCGTAACTATACCCAAGGGGGCATAAATGGCTAACGAATTAATAACAATAGACACGCTGCGAGTCAATACCGTACCTGCGGTTATATCCGGCAATTTTGCCGAATTAAACACCTGGCTTGATGCAACACTTAATGACAAAAAAACCGTCGTTACGCTAGACACTTTAAGCGATGAAAAAAAGGCGTTGGCTGAGCTTCGCAAACTGGCCAAAGAAATCGACGGCAAAACCAAAGCGGTGCTTGCCTTGGTATCGGGCGACATTGAGCTATTTACCAGCAATATGAAAGCCCTCAAAGCTAAAGTCTTGGTGGTCGCTGACGACAAAGCCGCCCAGGTCAGCGAGTTTGAAAGCCAAACTAAAGCACTCTGTCTTAAGCTACTTAACGATGAGTTGGTAAAACAATGGGCACTACTTAAAGTAGATGATGAGTTTAAAAGTGGTAGCGCGGATGAGCTGGTTAAATTAACTGCCATGACTGCCACCGGTGCCTTAACCAAATCCGCCGTATCAGCGGTAAAGGACAAAGCCCAAACCGACTACCAATTGCAAGTCAGGACTAAAACCCGCTTGATGGAGTTGGAAAACGCCTGTTTACGTGACGACATTAACCCACCGTTATCGCGATCCAGTGTCGATGCGTTCCTTTTTGCCGATGATGAGGTATACAGTGCCCGATTAGCCGCAGTGTTTGCCGATGAAAAAGCCCGTAGGATTGAAACCGAACGCCGCATGGCGGCAAAGCTGGAAGCCGACAAGCAACGCGAAATACAACAAGCGTTGGCTGATCAGCAAGCGGAAGCGAATCGAATTGCAAGGTTGGAAGCAGAAGCCGCCCAACAAGAAGCCCATCGTCTCGCTAAAATTGAAGCTGAAAAACAATGGCAAATACAGCAAGCAGAAGCCGCTCAGCAAGCGGAAGCCAATCGTCTGGCTAAACTTGAAGCGGAAGCAACTGCGGCAAAAAATGCCGCTGTTCAACCGGAGCCGGTACCAGAACCAGCCAAAACCGTACCGGAACCTGCTTTACCCAAATCTATACCGGTTGATGCGGTGACTTACACGGTTACAGCCACACTTGCCTTTGAATTCCAATCGCGCCCCAATGCCAACCGCGCCAAAATGATTGACTACTTCACCAATCATTTCATCCAGGACGGCAAACAGGTCTTAGCGTTAACTGTAGAACTTAAAGAAGATAGCCGTCATGTTGCTTGATTATTTGGATTTTGAACCGGAAGCCGCTGAGCCTATCGTACAAGCCCCGGCGACGTTGGCCTATACCGAAGACAAGGGCGAATTCATGGCGCGGCGAGCCGGTAAAATTACCGCGTCTAAGATTACCGACATGTTGGCGGAAGGTAAGGGATTAACCCGCGATAAGTACAAAATGCAACTCGCTATTGAACGGATCACCGGCCAGCCGGTTCGTGGTGGCTTTGAATCCCGCGCTACTCGGCACGGCAATGCCGCCGAAAATGAAGCGATTGACCTGTATAGTTTCCAATATGACGTTGATATTGAAAAAGTAGGTTTTGTGTCTCACCCCAACTTAGCATTTGCCGGGTGCAGTCCTGATGCCCTAGTTAATTCGGATGGCATGGCGCAAGTTAAATGTCCCGATCAACATACCCATTTAACGTACTGGATCGAGCACCAAGTACCCCGCGAGTATGTATTGCAGCAGCAGTGGGAAATGGCGTGTACGAATCGGCTATGGTCAGATTTTGTTTGCTATGATCCTGATCAAATCCCAAAACTTAGACTGTTGGTTATCCGCGTTATGCGCGACCAGGCAATGATTGACAAGCTAGAAGCCGCCGCCACCGTGTTTAACCACGAAATTGAAAAACTTGTAACTTTATTGAGGACATTGTAATGAGTACCGCCTTAGCAAAATTAACCGAAAATCTGGCAACATCATTTTCTTTGGATGCCGGAAATTCTAAAGAACTACTCGACACGCTCAAAGCAACTGCCTTCAAGATCAAGGAGGGCGTAGTCTCTGATGCGCAAATGACTGCGCTCATGATTGTGTCACAGCAATACGGTTTAAATCCCTGGGTAAAAGAAATTTATGCTTATCCTGACAAGCAAAACGGTATTGTCCCGGTAGTGGGTGTGGATGGCTGGATCAGAATTATTAACCAGCATTCGCAATTTGATGGCATGGAATTTCACTATGCGGAAGAAATGAAAACCCCGCCTGGTGGCAAGCCTTGTCCGGTTTATATTGATTGTATTATCTATCGCAAGGATCGGGTACGCCCCACCGTCGTACGTGAATACCTTGACGAAGTGTATAAGGAATCACAATACAAATCGCCCTGGCAAACCCACACCAAGCGATTTTTACGGCACAAAGCCCTTATTCAATGCGCCCGTATCGCGTTTGGTTTTGTCGGTATTTTCGATCAAGACGAAGCAGAGCGTATTGTCGAAGGTGAAAAAATCATTAACCCCTTACCCGAAGTCGCCAATATCATCACTGCGCAAATGCTGGTCGATAAAATTAAAAACATGACTGACGCTCAGCTTACCCCGGATGCCCTACGTGAGCTGGATTTAAAAACCTACACAGACGAAGAAAAACGCATGATTCGTGGCGAAATTACCCTGCGCCGTCGGGCTTTAAAAGAGGCGGCAGTTGTCGCAACTCAACCCCCCGAACCAAGCCAGCCGGATGCTGAAGACAACAAATGGCAACAGTTGATTGATAATGCGACATCAACTGATGAGCTAATGTCGGCATACCACAGCATCCCCGAAGAGCTAAGACCGACCTATTTAGAAGCGGTAGAACTGAAAGAGGATTTATTGCGGTCGGTTGGTAAGCCATGAAATGAGTGAAGAAATAATAAAACCAAGAGGACATCATAACCCTTGTGCGCTCATTCAAGCTGAAAACGTGGCAATGATGGAACACATTATTAAGTTACAGCCTGTAATTGATGCTCAACTCAGGGAACTAAAACAACAAGCCGCAGAAATTAAGGTGTTGCGTGAACTGAATTTAGACCTTCAAGACCAGGTGCGATTATTAAATGCTCATATTGCCTCTTTGGAATACGACTGGGATGTTATTAAAGAAACTATCACGACACTCACCCATGCCAGGGCATTTATTACTTCAAAATTAATTTCTATGCACCCTGATGGCGTAGCCCTGTATGACGAAAATATAGAGACGTTAAAACTATTAATCAGAGAGGGCAGCGAATGAGCGAAACAAGCCTTGATTATGTCGATGCGTTGAAGATAGCTGAATCAGTCATGGCCGGTATTGCCAATGATGAATTTATTGGCAAGTTTTATCGTAAGGGCATAGAGGGAACCCCGCTTGTAAATGATATTGCTGTGCGAATGGCATTGTCTATGCAAGATACGTTTAATCAACAAACCGCCGAGCTTGTGCAAATAAAGGCTGAACTTGAAGTGTTGCGTGGGTTTATTAACGATTTAGTAGATGACGAATCCCTATATGATTGTAGGATCGTGGCGTTGTTATATAAATGGAGACTTCATGACGCGGATGGTAAGACTTCGCTATTAACAGGGGTTCAAAATGACTAACCCATTATTCACCTCATTCGGTAACAGCCCTTTTGATGATTGGGCCAATGAAATTCTAGGCGAGTCAGATTTTGTGACCTTTACCACCCCGTTTTATATCGACGGTTTAGCCAGGGTGGTGGGTGATCAGCTTGATATATTGGCGGTGCATTCCTTACAGCCCGCCCAGGGTAATCTTAGACGCTTCATTGACCAAGCCAAGGCCACCTATAAAACCATTGCGTTTTTTCTGGTCTGGAATGAAATATTAAACGAAATACTTATTCGATATGGATTTAAGGCCGAAACCAAGCTGGTCGATGGTAAACCAACAACCATTCTAGTGTATCGACATGACTAACGATTTAGAGGCCATGATCATCTGGTGCAACCAGTATGGCGAACTCAATTTATTTACCAGTGCCAACGGCAGTTATTCAGCCAGCAGTGACTTAAAGATTAACTCGGTAGGTTTGAGTATGAAAGCCCATAGCGGCTACAGCCATAAAACCCCTTATGAAGCGGTTTATGAGCTGAAGCGTCGGATTGAACACATCCTTGATGCGGTCAATAACGATTTACCCAAACTTAAACAAGAAACGGCGTAGCAACTAAAACGTTAAGAAGGTTGAAAATGAGTACCGTTGACTTTGTAACGATAAAAAAATTATCCGAATTAACGGGTATTACCTTAACTACCATCAAAAAAAATATAACTAATAAAATTTGGCTGGAAGGTGTCCATTATTTTATTCATGACAAAACCCTGTATTTTTCAATCGAAACATATAATTCTTGGGCAAGACTTATGATTGAAAAAAGTAGCCAAAAAAAATTAAAAAGCCCGCCTCCTTTAGTTTAAAGCATTGGTAAAAGCATTATGCCTGGATTAATTTTTTATGACGAAATCAAGCAAGCTTTGTTTCCCAATTTGGATGAAGAAAAGCGTAAAAACATTCGTTTGTCTCGTGTCGAAAAAGCGTTAGCTAAACGAGGTTTGCCGTTCGAGTATGGCGAAAATGGCGTATTTGCCATGCAGGACTCTTGGGTAAGAAAAATAGCTGGCTCGGAAGAAAGCAACATAATTGATGAGCCAATACGTTTTGTAAGGAAAGCAAAATGACCCCCCCACCTGGCGGCAGGAAACGCCATGCTAATAACTATCCATCACACATCAAGCCGGAATTGATCCCGGAAAATGTTTCCTATAAAGCCAAGGAAGGTTATTGGCGGATTGCGTATTATGACGATGACGGCAAACGTCGGTTTAAGCGTTTATGCGGTAAAGCCGCGACCCTAAGCCAAATTCACCAGGCCGTCGAAGCCTTAAAAATACATACCGTTGTTTGCTTTAAATCGTTATCAATTGAATTCCAAAAATCTCACGACTGGCAGGAATTAGGTCGCCATACCAAGCGCGACTATCTGGCTTGTCATAAAATGATTTGCGAAGCTGGCGATGGCAAGGTGTTATTTGGCGATATTCCCTATACAAAATGGAAGAAGTCAACAGTCTTAAACTATCGCAATTTCCGTGGCGAAGAATCGAAATCAAGAGCTAACAAAGAGCTGTCGTATATTAAACGGGTTTTATCGTGGGCAAAGCTGTATGAATTTATCAAAGATAATATTGCCGATGGCGTACCTAAATTAACAGTGCCGCCACGCCAGCATTATGCTGAAGACACTGATTTTAATTTTTTGATTCAGGTCGCCCGCGAGTCAAATTATTGGTACATGCCGTATGTATTGGAATTAGGCTACGAATGTCGAATGCGTTCAATTGAAATATTAGAAATGACCGATGCTAATGAAACGGCAGAAGGGTTATTAATTAATCGGCATAAAGGCTCAAAAAACAATATAACGTTATGGAATGATAATCTGCGCAAAACCTGGGATGAAGCCAAAGCTAAACGCAATGCAATATGGGCAATGCGTAAACAGCCAATTCCATTTGAACCGGAAAACAGGTTTATTTTCATTAGTGAACGCACCGGCAACCCTATTAATGAACAAGGTTTACAAACTGCAAAAACCCGGATTAGCAATTTAGCTAAAAAGAAGGCGGAACAGTTAGGAATAAGGTATATCAATTTCACCATTCATGACACCAAGCGCAAAGGGGTGTCGGATACTGAGGGTGATAAATTAGCCGCATCAGGACATAGATCATTACAAATGCTGAATGTCTATGACGTTTCCAGGCCAAAGGTAGAATCAACACGCGGCAGCAAAAAAGCAAAAAAGGATTGCGATGAAAAATGATCTATCGAATCACTATTTTCAATCCAAAATGCCGCTTATTCCAATTACCAGTTGTGCCTTAAGTTGTGCCTTAACGCTATGTTTGCTTGATAGTGTTTTTAATAACTTATTGTTTTATAATGATTTTTTTGGTGGTGATGGGTGGAATTGAACCACCGACCTGAGGGTTATGAATCCTCCGCACATTTCTTTTTAAAACAATATGATAAGTGTTTTTTTTGTGCCTTACTTTGACAAGAAAACCGTTATAAATCAAAGGGGCTATTTTGAATTGTGCCTTAATTCTAACACCTATGATTTTCCACTTTTTATAGCAAAAATGGCGTTAAAATTTACGGGATTGAACCACTACCCCACACTTTCCCCACACTTTTTTTGTTCAAATTGGCCTACACCTAAAGCTTGTTTTTTCTTGGTTTGGTACACTACAATTTTCAAAGTGAAATAAATAAAAAAAACTACTGAGTAAATTTTAGTCCACACTATTTTTAATCCATAACAAGGAAATTAAAATGGATAACTTCGGCTATTTTGAATTAAAAGACGCGCCACTCATTGCTGATCAGATTAACCAGGCGGGTAATGTCGTATTTAATTATTCCCTCGATAATGGCACCGCTTTTGTTATTTCACTATTCACCAACTATAAAACTCTTAATCACCTTTCGCATGGCAATCCTTTTGGCCGGTTATTTGTTGGGATAATGTTTTGTGGTTATTTTCATTTTGATCCTAAATTAACCCAATACCCGGATTATGTCGGCGATAAATTAGGCTTGCGTGAACCGGATGCGATTTTGGTAGCTGAATTACTTAATGCCATTTTTCCGTTAATTAAATAATATGGACTTTAAAAAAATCGAGTTTTATAAATTAAATGGTCATGCTGTTGAACCCGTCGATGATTTAATTGAATGGGGTAATATCATGAAGCAAACAAACCGCCATGTTGCAGAAACCTTTATTGAGGGCAACCGGATCAGCACGATATTTTTAGGGATTGACCATAATTATTCTGGCTATGGCCCGCCGATATTATTTGAAACCATGGTATTTATTGAAGGCGAAGGCGAATGGCAAGAGCGATGTTCAACCTGGGACGAGGCCGAAAAAATGCACGAGGCCATGTGCCAGAAAGTTAGGAATCATTTAATTGCCGCCGGGATGGTAGCCAACCAAATAATTGACTCTTTTTTCAAAATTAACCACCAATAATTAAAGGATAGGACGCTATGTTTTATTACCAAACCTCACCACTAGATTATTTTCCCGGCATGATTTCACTAGATGAGATTATTAACTCAACCAAACCAAGCAATGAAGATGAGATTATGGATGAGCTTGATAAATTTGAGCTAGTCAAACTTGCTATGAATTGTGCGTATGACATTGGCAAAGCGAAAGGTTCATATTGGGAAGGCGACATAAGGAGCAACCATATTTTTTTATTTAGCCTGCCAGACCCAGACAATAATAATGCTCGATATGGGTTAATCTGGAAGCAAGACAATAATGGCACCACTTTCATCTGCTCCCCGGTTAAATTAGATTGGATAGATGATGATTGTTTGTTGCCCAAGCCATGAAAACCTTCTACGCCACCCTTTCAGATAATCATAACTTCAACGGCAAACCCGGTGGAGGTTATGTTGAAATCAAAGCTGAAAACATCATGGAAGCCCGCGAAAAAATCCACCAGGCCACCGATGGACGTTGGGCGTTTATGTACGACGCACTTGAAAAAGTGCATCCTTTAGACCGAATAAAATTAGGGGATTTATGACTGAAAATGCTACCTACAATCGGGCGAAACACCTGTTCAGCAATGACGAATTCAAAGCTGAATTTGCAAAATGCCTAGATAACTTTATTCCTAAACAGGGCGAGAAAGCTCAACTGGTTCCTATGCTGGTGTCTGTGTGCAATTCGTATGATGATAATGTAGGCCATTATCACTATGATGTGCATTTAATTGATCACCCTGATTTCGATATCTATGATACCCGTGCCACCCTTCTAAAAAACATCGGTCGCAACCTGGCGGAACAAAACAAACACCTGTGCGCAGTGTTCTTATTATCAGAAGCTTGGTTATCTTGCCAAAAAATTCAGCCTGATAAGCTGCCAAAATACGCCACCGCAGGCGAAGACCCCGACAAACAAGAAGTTTTTGTTTTGATGGGGCAAACCCTTGATGGGCGCAACGCCTTCGTTTATTCAGCCTTTACCACAGGCGCGGATGGAATGATCGCCACTTTAGAAACTAACGACATTAATGCTGACCTTGACGACATAGACGATAACAAAATGATTGAAAGATTTGATCGTTTTCCCGCAATTTCTGGCTTAATCAAAGAATACTTAATCGTCATGCACGCTCGTATTATGGCAAGATACCAATGACTGACGTTAAAATAATCGGTGAGGCCAACCACCTCCTAAGCATTGACGAAATATTTGTGTTTGTCACTAAAGACGCAACCGGCAATGAAGGTGTCGCCGCGTTTAACGGCCCAAACAATATGGTGTTCCCGATGGTTTGCGCCGATAAAGCGCGGGTTGATTCGCTGCGGCCAATTGCTGTGCAAATCGCTGAACATACCGGTTGTGAAATTAAGCTGATCCGCTTTTCAAACCGGGAAGAACTAGAAACGATAACCCCAGAGGCGACCAAACAATGAAATTTGACGGACTAACACTGACGTATTGGCTTGTTCATCTGTTTTGGTTGGCTTGTTTTTCCCTATTTTGCCTGGGTTGTTGGGTAGTAATTAACATTGACTTTACCTGGCCTGTTTTTGGTGTTTTGGTTATTCTCATATACAGCATGGCTTATGGTACTGAGTCAATTCAATACTTTCGCCGGTTTTATCAGGACACCAGAACGATACAAGCCATGAATGAAGCACTGGAAAGAGAGGATATTCAAGCTTATTTAAAGATTGCCCTTGCTAATAAGCACTTAAAATGCGTGAAAGAATCAGCGCGATTTATTGAATTTTTGTTAAAACATAATAGGCATGAATGACTTGGGGAAAGGTATGAATACAAGGTTAAGATGGATGACGGTGGAAAACCCACAAGGGTTTAAGAAACAGCCTGAATGGAAAAGGTCTGCCGCAATTGATGAGAATGGCGTTGTATTTGCTCCGGCCATTATTTGTGGCAATGAACAGGCTGTTTTTTTGTGCGCCGGATTTGATGGGGAAAGATGCGTATTAATGGATGGGCACCCTTATTTTAGGACGGCGTGGCTTAAGCGCGAATACCCTGATACTGCTGACATTATGAATAAAATTGAAAATAAATTAAAGGAAGCGCAACTAAAGGATGCCTAACGCACTATATCCAACAAATTGCCTGATAACCCCAAAATAACCCGTATTTTATCCCGCCCAAAACTTTATCGCCGCCAAAACTGCCACCCCAGTTCCAAATAGCCACGCACTTTTAGGGATCGGTGTTTGCTTCATCCCCCCATCAAAACTGGCAAACGATGGGCCACCATACACGCTGAGTTGTGGATGCTGAGGATCATTGTGCCATTGCGCCGGTTTACCGATCAGGCTTTGCCTGACCACACTATTTCCACCGTTATCATCTGAATCCTGTTGTGCGGTGGGCTTGCTGGCTGGTTGGCAGGGCTTATCTTTGGCCGCTTGCTCAGCACGTTCGGCATCACGCTTGGCTTTTTCCGCTTCCGCTATTTTTTCATCCAATTCACGGGCTTTGGTTTGGGCTTTAACCTGGTCTTCAATGAACTTTTGTTTGTCTTCAGGTAATTTATTGATGGCCTTGCGCAAATCCTCATTAGAATCGAATAAGTTTTTATTTTGCCGCTCGATTGACTCTAAGGCTTGTTTATTGATTTCGCACGGGGCAGATGGGGGTGGCTTATTCATTTGCACCGCCGCAGCCACCAATGCCCCGCCTAACAATGCGCTAGATACCGAATTTAACTGATTCATATTCTTTCACCCAAACTTAGGTTAAAATAATTAAGTGGCTAGGCTGATCCCCGAAACAACCGTCCATCCCGGTTTTGCCACATCCTGCTTTGGATGGATTTATAGGATGGAAAATGTCTGCTCATATTAATTTCAATACCTTGGCTGCTTTTGAAGCCATCCAATCAACTGGGCTAACCGAAGCCCAAGCCAAGCGAATCGTCCAAACTATTATTGATTCACAAGCTGAACTGGCAACCAAACAGGATTTGGACTCAGCCACATCTTTGCTTAAACGTGAAATTGCCGAAACTAAAACTGAGCTTATGCGTGAAATTGCCGAAACTAAAACTGAGCTTAAGCAGGACATCAATAATATAAACTGGCAAATTAAAGGCATTATCGCTATGCAAGCCCTCACGTTAACTGGCTTAGGGTTTTTATTTGCGCATCTAGTCGGTGCCAAATAAGCGAACAAGACGCAGCCAATCACTCAATTTAAGGCTCATCAGGCTCATTTGCCGCCGGGTTAGGGTTAACCTGGCCTGGTGTTGGATTGTTAATGGTGGTCGAAACCGGCATCAAGCCACCCACCAAGGGAATCAATACCATATCAATCGTTTGCAAAATGCTGATGTATTCAGGCTTATCCAACAAAATAACTAAAATGTTAATGGTGAATATGCCGAATGCGACTATAAAGCTAGTCTGACCCATAATAATCTCCAAAAAAGGCCGTTGTTTTAGGGAAGGGGATAAGGCAACCCAGGGCGCAACGGCTAAAGCCCGGATCAAAATGCCGGTAACTTACTCGTCGGCTTCTGGCTCACCGTCGTTACCTTCATTTTGGTTGTCATTGTCATCTGGCTCAACTTCAGATGCTTGGGTAGTTTCGTCATTCTCAGTCATGATTTTCTCCAAATTAATTAAAAATTACTGTTTACTGCGCTTGGTTGCTTTCGGGTTAATTTCCGTTGTAACCAGCGAAATTACCCCGTTATCGGCTCCCACATTAACTTGACGCAACTCGTCGGCAAAACCCTTCATAGCGGCTTGTTTGGTCGCTAATTCATCGGTAATTTCCGGCGGCACCTCAAATACTTTTCTATCCGGGTAACCGTGGGCTACCAAGGCTTTCAATGCGGCTAACGCAGTGGATAACAAATTAAGCTGTTCTCGTTCATAATCCAGCTTAGCCTGCAAAACTTCAATGGTGGCTTGGGTTAGGGTATTGGGGCCTGATCGTATATCTAATAAATCCTCGCCACCGCCCACCCTGTTTGAGCCATCTACAACCTCGGTTTCCAAGATAGAAATTAAATCGTTTATTAATGCCATTGCGATTCCCAATAAAGCTACCCCTTGGTAAAAAGGGGTAGGTCAATACAAAAATAGTCAGTTAGACCGGGGTAATCGTGCCGCCATCCGCACCAATATTCACGGCATCCACGACCTGAATAGTTTCACTGACAATCAAATCAAGCACGCCACTTGCCAAGTCGGCATCCGCTTTAACATTGATTACGCTATCCCCAATCGCGGTCAGCGTGACATCGGCGGTCATGCCATCGGCTGCGGGGGTAATTGTGCCATTGGCGGCTGGCTCAAGAGACCATTCTGGTGGAGTCGCGGCATCAACCGCACCTGGCGCACCAGCCAAAGTAAAGGCAACGGCAAGTTTGATGGGTTGGTTAAGGGTTGCTGGTATTGGCATAACATTACTCCGGTAAAGATCAAAGGGTGGTAGGGTTATTCTCTTTTAAGTCGCCGAGAATAAAAGCGATTAAAACTAGCGCGAATACCCCAGCAAATACTGGGCAAAGACATACAACATGAAACCAAAGACACCTAACAGAAATAAGCCCAGGACAACTAACAGCGCAAAAGTTGCCCAAAATCTAAATTTAATCCAGCGATTACCCGTTTTCATAAGGCCCTAGTAGTTGTTCAGCAAACGACTTGAGTTTGACAATATCGTCATCTAACGCCGACACCAAGCCTGCCACATTTCTTTTATTAGCCGCATCTTTTAAACGCAACAACTTTACCTCGCGATCCAATGCCAGGTTTTGTTTGTTAAGCTTGCTTGTTAAGGCGATCAAGAAGATATTAACCAGTGCCAAAACAAGTAAAATACCCGTATAAAAATCAGTAAACGTTATGTTTATCCCATCATCAATCATTTAAACCAATCCTACTTTATAGTGTGTCTTGCCATTAAATTTAACCGCTGTCAGCAGTTGTTTGCGGGGCTTATCGGCTAAACCGACATGTACCCAGCCATCCGGCGGAAACTCATTAATAATTTGATCTATCTCTTCACCAAACCTAAGTTGAATAAACTGGGCGAGTTGTTTATTAGCCATGCCTTTCACCTCAATATCAGCCGCTTGGCCGCGCAAATGGGCACTGGTACGGCTACCGCCAACCGCTTTATTTACGGCAGGATTACGATAAACCGATAACACGGATATGGGGGTTGGTTGGCCCAAGTGATCAGATAGGGCATTGCGCAATCGCTGTAAAAACCAGGCCATATTGGCTATGTTTTGCTCGATTTCTGCCGATTCAGGCGTGTTCGCAATACCACGCCGTATCGCGGTATTTGAGCGCAACATTTCTGCGCGGGTAAAATTGGGTGGGTATTCAAACGTCATGGTTATTGGGGTAATTCGTTGTCGATTTTGCAGGAAATGCCTTACCTAAAACCGCTGCATGTAAGGTGTGGATTTTTGCCTTGATTTCAACCAATTCCATCATCCTTGCTGTATAACGCGCTCGATCTAATTCATGTTGTTCGAGTTGTTGATTGGCATCAAAAAGCAATTTCACATAGTCTTTGCGTAAGTAATAAAGCTGCCAAGCCACTACAAAAAACAGGATAGATTCGGTATATAGAATAATTTCGCACATAGGGATTATGGCGAAGGGCAGGGCATGACACAGCCGCTATTTAGTACATAGGATGTCAAGACAACCATGAGGCAACTATAAACCTAAAATTTATAATAATCTTATTATATATCACAAGTTTATTATAAATACCACCGTATCAACTATTGGTTAAGCTTATGGTAGAATCTGATAAATTAACCCATTAAAACCAGTTATGGCGACACTCCATAAAGTCCTGTTCGGCACCCTCTTAGTCGTCATTGGTACGCCACTGACTTTTCTGCACTGGTTATTTGGCGGCAAAGACTTTAGCCACGGCAAGGCCGTGGTGTTTGTGGTGATGATGTTTTTATTTGGCTCGGTATTCTTTTTTAAGTAACCAAGCCAAAATCCTCTAGTTAAACGCCTCATGGCTCCGTTGCACTGCCTTCCGCACCACGGCATTTGATTTCAGCATCGTTTCATCAATCAATTGACGTTTTTCTTCTGGTGATTTGTTGCTTCTATAAATCACATCAATTTGTTTACGTAACTCACTGACTGTTTTACCTGTTTTGGTTAGCTCTTTTTTAAATTTAAGCTTGTCGGCATACTGTTCGGTTAAGGCCTTCGCCTTATCCTCTGCGCCTTCTTTCTTGTAGGCGTTGATCGTCTTGCTGATCTGGTTAACTTCATTCAGCATGTCATAAAACTGAGTGCCATATTTGGTATTTAAAGCCGGGGTTTGCTGGTAGAACGCTTTTAGCACGGGGTATTTATCCACCCTGGTTTCTGGCAATTCCGGCATGTCAGACGCATTCCTGACCAATAAATCAGTCGCCCCCAGGACATACATGCCCATTGCCCCTAAATAGCCGTGCATTAAATGCTCAAGACGCTTAGGGGATGCGCCCAAGGCTTCAGGCAGGGCTGCGCTAAGTGCCCGCATGGCTTCTGAAGTATGTTCGTTGTACCTGGCACTCGGCAATTTACCCTCATCGGCCATACCCTCAATAGGTCGTCCGGTGAACATATCCTTATTCGCGTACAGTTCCAGGAAAGGTCTAAATAGCTGCGGAACTGGGTTGAATGCCAAGGTATCGCCTGCACCTGCACCCATTCGGGCGGCGTATTCTTTCACGGTGTCCTTGCCCAACAATAACCGGGCCGACCGTTCGGGCACCGTGCCAAACAATAACCCTAACTCAAACGGTTTAGGGAGCCGGAAATGACTATCCCCAAAGAAAAAATGCCAGTATTGGTCTTTGTCCCAATCTTCCAATTCCTCATAACGGTCATCATCGGCGTTAATCGCGAGCAACGCTAGGGTTAACATCGTCATCGAGGCCGCTTTCATCAGGATCAAGCGTTGGGCTTCTTTGGTCTTGCCTGCTTTGGCCAAGCGGTACAAGCCCACCAACCGCGCATTAAAGAACGGCAACATGTCGCCAAGTGCCCGGACAATGGTAAACGATCCCTGCATGGAAAAATCCATCAAATCTTTGGCTTCAAACAGGTATTGGGCTTTTTCATTGCCCGCTCGTTTTGATACTTCCAAAGTCGCCTCACGGCTGGCATTTTCTATAGCATCACCGATAGAGCGGTACATTTCCCAGTATTTGCGCGGGGTGTCGATAATTGAATCCTGAAACCCTTTAATATCGCCGATGCCTTTTTTACGCAAAATAGCATCCATTGCGCTACGAGCATTATCGGCATTGTTGTAATTGCCATAACCGCCCTGGAACGAGGCCCCGGCAAACATCATGTCGATATATCCCCCGTCCTCTTTGAACGATTTCACCGCGCCGTGGATAGAATCAATACCCAATTTAAAGCCTTTTTCCTCGGCAATCAGCCAGGAATGGAACGAATCCCGAATAAAGTTACGCGCCATAAACGTGGGATCAGCCGTGACCGCGCCGGTCAGCAAGCGTTTGAAATATCGCATGGGCTTGAAGATACCGCCCAATTCAGTTTGATTGACGGCGGCTAACGAGGTCAGCAACATAGCATCATTAATTTTGAAATACTCGGTCTTGCCGCCACGCATCACTCGCACGGTGTCAGGATCGGTCGGCGCACGTACCGCCCACATTTTGGCAATACCTTCGGTCACGCTGGCTGGCATAGCATCGACCAGTTCTTTGGGTAAGCCGGATTCACGCAATAGCTTTTTGATTTGGTCTTTGGGTATTAATGCGCTGGTAAATTCCACCCGTGGCACTCGTTCAACAAAGCGCGAACCGTCCAGATTGGTCAAGGTTTTATTGAGGGCATTATTTTTCATTGAGGCATCAATCAAATGCGCCCAATTCTGCATCATATTGCCCAAAGGATCGGATAAGGGGTTATCACCACCCTTAAGCAGTTTAATACCGGATGTTTGATGGCTTAGACCACCTTTTTTACGAGGCCCACCACTGGCTTTATCTTCCATCAGGCGATAAAACGGGATGTAATCACTATGCTCAAACACCGCCCGCGCCTCTTTATCCACCAAGCCGGACGCTTCCGCCAGGTCTAAAATGGCCTTATTCATGTCGGCAATACCCTTAGCAACTTCCTGGTATTCAGGCTTTTCCAGGTCAAGTAAGGCTTGAATTTCAGCGGCGGTAAAGTTGTTTTCTTTACCTTCACCCATCAACCGGTTGGCACGTCGCCCCACCATCCAGGCGGCAAAGTTTTCCAGGTCGTGTTTAACCGGCTGTAAAATTTCTAACAAACCTTTGGAACCCTCTTTTTTCTGGATAATGCCCTTACGCAGTTCAGGCGCACCAAATTGCAAGACTGCCGCTATTGTTGAGGTGGAACCGGTCGAAAACCGTGCGCCAACATAGCCAGATTGGGAATGGGCGATATCGCCTAAAATTTCCTGCTCGGCGAGTTTGATCCCTAAAAAGCGGTCGAAAATACCTTGTTCAAGCAGGGGTTTGACCTCTTCCCAACGTTCTTTCATCGCTTCGGCATTGGTTTTAAAGCCTTGGTTTACAATCGCCTTGATAGTCTCTGGCAGGTTCTTTTTCTTACCAAACCCGGCCTTGCGCTTGGCTTCGGTTAAGGGGTCGCCAATCGAATATTTTGTGCCGTCTAAACTTTCAGAAGCTTTTTGAAAGTTTTGTGAAACATGCGCAGTATCTGGGTTTGAGCCATATTTCCCGTTGGTAAAGCGTTCAGAAGTTTGAAAGTTTTTGGAAGTTTCAGTATTTAAGCTTGACTTTGCAATGGCCGCCAAATCGGCCACGCTGAATGAATTCAGGTTAAAACCGTACCGGAACAAGGTCGCACGGATCAAGGCAACCAAATCCCGAACCGCTTTTTGCACCGCTTCGCTTAAGGATTGCGGTTTTGCGGCATAGGCTTCCAGTAAGTAGCTTTGGAATTCTTCAACTTGTAGGTCTTTTTCGGTATTTGCTTGGGTGACACGCCGCCAGGCCTCACGCTCAGCTACCGTGCCTTTGCCGTTTTTAACCCGCTCAATTGCTGCCTGGAATTGGGCATCAATCACGTTAAGCCTGGTTTGCACATTAGCATCAGTGTCACGGGCAAAATGCCAGCTTTCATGACCTAACACCTGTTGTACCTGGTCTTTGCTGCCTAAATTATCCGCTACTAGGGTAATCACGCCTTTATCATAGAAACCTTGGGCGCGATTACGACTATGCGATTGGATAACCTTGAGCTTACCCTCGGCCATGAGTTTTTGTTGACGAGTGGTTAAGTAACCCTTAACAACTGCAATACTGGAACCGGATGCCGGTTTTTCCTGGCTAAACAGCGGCAAGCCTTCGGTAATAAGCTTTTGGCGCATGGCTGGGGTGAGGGTGAAGCCGGGTTGAACCCTATCACCCTCTGCTTTCCCTTTCTTATAAGCAAGCACAGCCATGTGATAACTACCGGCATTATCAAAATCATCAGCTTTGGGCATCGTTGAAGGGGTGAAGTTGATCCCCTCAACCTTACCCCCACCCACTTTTTTCAGGATGTCATTGGCGACCTGGGGCACAATCTTGTCGTAAAAGGCTTTCATGCCTTCGCCGCCAGTTTTCAAATCCAATCCTGACAGTTTCATCCAGTCACGGTAAGCCCCGCCTGTTTTTTCGCCTTCGCCAGCCTCTATTTTTTTGGCAATGTCCTTTCCGAACACTTCCTCGATTCTTTTAAGGTCGATTTCGTCTTCATTGAAAACCTTGTTTCCATTAACACTGGTGGCGTTTACTTCATACAATCCAGCCGATCCTTCAATAGGTTCGTATTCAATGGATTCGATCTGTTTCCGAAGGTCGTAAAGGTCTGCCGATTGTTCACCCGTCGCAAACGCGATCCGGTCAAAGCCGTTTTGGGCGGCATGAAGCATCATGCGCTTGATGGCGAGGGCTACCCAGGCTTTGGTGTCGGTGACAAAGGGGGCGGGTTCTAATCCGATAAGTTTTGCACTTAGAGTCTTGCCAACCCCAGCATCCTTAAGTTCGCTTAGTCTTTTTTCTTGTTCAGAGCTTAACCCGCCTGCCCACGATTTTTTGTTTAGGTCATGAAGTTCGGTTTCTTCATCAGTCAACTTGTCGGTTGATTTAAACCCCTTCCGCTTACCCTCCTGCCCCCAATCGCTCTGGATTTCCTGGATGAAAAGCACCTTGTTGCCGTCAGCGTCGGTGCGTTCGTCATATCTGATATGCGCCAGGACGTTGGGCTGATCCCAGTGAGAGGATTTATATTGAGTTACATCTTTTGGAGGATACTCACGCTGATATTCGGCAAGAGCTTTAATTCTTTCCGCTCCATAGTCATAGTCATATCCTTTTGCTTTTAACCAATCTGTAAATAAAGGTGCTTTGGCATCATTATCCAAGATACGACGACTTATAAAAGGCAACGTCAGCAACAACTCTTGATAATTCTCGCCGCCGGGGACGGTGTATTGGGCGTATTTGGTTTCACCATCAGCACTACCATTTTGTTGTGACCAGCCATCTTCTGCTTCACGATTTAAATAATCCCACGCATCTTGCTCTGTCTCAGCATCAGTTATTTGTTTACTATTAAATAGTTCGCCAGTCCACGTACCATCATCATTCTCGTAAACGCTCGGTTCACCAGCAAGATAATAGTCTTCTTTGGTACTTCCATATTTATCAACACCACTTCTAAGCACCACTTCCTCAACCTGCACCCCACCCTGATCCAGATAGGCCAGGATGTCGGCCTTGCTGACCTTGGTTTTATCCTGCAAATCCAGCCAGTCCAGGATGCCACTAAAGTTCAGCTCATCTTTTTTGATTTGTAGCTTGTCAGTATTGGATTGCAGCCATAATTTGACGTTTTTGCCGCTGGTGTTGTCCAGTTTGGGCGGCAGGTTAGCAATGGATCGCTTCAGTTGTGAGTAGAAGCCGGGGGTACTCGCTATGGAATACTTGAGGTCATTCACCACCACTACACCATTAACGACGTATTTGTCGCGCATTGCGGCAATATTGGCTTTGTGTGCGTCAAGCTCGGCCACCCTGGCTTGCTTATCCGCTTCCAGTTGCGTTAAATCCCGCTTGAGTTCGTCAATGCGCTTGGTGTTTTTGGCTTTTTGTTCGGCCATCCTGGTTTTAAAATCAGCAATGGATTTCGCCCGTTGCTTGGCATCTTGGTCTTCATATTTTGGGGTAGGCCGGGTATCTATACCCCGGTTTGCCTCGGTGTAATCGTCCAGGTTTTTGGTGGCTGATTTAATCCGCTTAGCTAGGTTTGAAATGGCTTTTTCAATCACGTTTGATTTGGTTGCCGCTTGCGACAAATCACGTTCGACCTCCAATTTCCGACGCTTGAGCGGGTCTTGTTCCAGTTCAATTGCCGCATCATACGCATTCGGTGCTTCTTCACCTCTGACATCGGCGGTATCGCTCGACTGGTCTTTCCAAAACACGTCGTTAAAACCCTGTTTACCGGCAATAATGCGGTAACTCATGGCATCAAACGTGCCGGGTTGGTTAAACGTATGGACGCGCACCTCTGGATAACGGTTGCCTTGCCTCACACCCCTATTGGTACGTTGTTCGATTTCATCCGGGCGATAGGGGATGTCAAGTTGATAAATATCGGTCGTATTGACTTGCAAATCCACGCCAACACCCAGTTTTGACGTATTGCCGACCAATACCTTGATCTTGCCCTCGTTGTAATAGTCCATGATGCGTTGCAGCATTTCAGGTTTGGGCGCACTGTTTGACACATTACCGGTGTCTGGGTTTGAAAACGCGCCACCATTGATAAATACCACTTGTTTGCCGCTCAGGCCGGTGGCTTTCATCACTTTAGCGCGAATGTCCTCATGGGTTGAACCTTTGCCGCCTGGGTATTTCAACCGGTCGATAAAGATAAGTTGGGTAGCATCTGGATCGGCTTTAACCTGTTCGGTCACCAGTTGCACGGTTTTGGCTATCTTGGAATAATCGGCGCGGGTTTCTTCTTCAATAAGCGTTCCAGGGGGAACAATGGTGCTTCTTGAGGTTGGCGTGTACAGCCTGACATCGACGCTGGCATCCCGCCCCGCTGTATACATTTGGATCACGGTTTCAGCATCTTGAATTCTCTCCCCTCGCAACTTGGCTTTGCCGTCTTCAATGGCCCGCAGTAACCGTGCCTGAATATCGGCAAAAATAGCCTCAGCGGTTTCGTTGCGTAAAATGGTGTGCTGGATGTTGATTTCTTTCGGGCGCACCAAGTCGGCTGCGGCTTCAGGTGGCACATAATCGACATAGCGGCTGATTATCTTTTTCAAGGCATCAATGTTTTTGATTCCGGTCAACTGCGGGCGCATCTTATTCGTGCCATCAACACCCATTTCCTCGACTTGGTTGACATCCAAAAACTCACCAACAAAATCACCGACATTAGTGATCCCGTACTCGTCCAGGATGTGGGTATCCAGGTGATGCAACAAGGTCATTAACTCTAATGGTTTGTTGGGGGTTGGGGTGCCAGTCAGTAAAAACACGTTGTTGCCGTTGTTTTTCTCGGCAATATAGCGGGTTTTAAACCTAAAATCGTACGAGCGGGCACTGCCCAAAGTGACGGTTACCGGGTCTAGGGTTTTATCCTGGTTGCCGTCTTTGTCTACCGGATAGGTGGCGGTAATTGCCACATTGGCACCGAGACCGCCTTTGGCATCTTCCGATTGCATCCCGATATTTTTGTAATACTGCACTTCATCAGCAAACACCGCATCAAAGCCCAGCTTGCCCATGTCAAAACCAATATCGTCGCCAAATGTTTTCATCATGCTGGCTTTCAGCATCCTGATTTTGGCTAGTCGCTGCTCTTTGGCTTTAATCTGGCTTTTGGTCAGCTCTTCATCATCTTTTTCCATGCTGGAAATGCTTTCTACCAATTCTTCGGTAAAATCCCCTAACACCTTACGCGGAATCGTGAATTTTTGTGCCAGGTTGGTACTGATAAAGGTGTAGTCATAGCGGTTGTTGGTCAGGTCAAAGATCATCTTTTCTTTGTCTTCCGCCGTCAACGCTGGCCAGTCTTTAGGCTTACCCTTGTTAATGCCGGTGGCATACTTGGGGAACTCAAACACATTGGCGTTCGGGTACAGGTCGCGGGTGGTCTTTTCCCATTGTGGAATGGTGTTGGCTGGGACGATGAATAACGGCTTTTTCATCACGCCTTTTTGCAACAATTGATCAGCCACCACGATGGCAGTCGGGGTTTTACCCAAGCCTGGGGCAAACGCTAACACGCCTTTTTTGTTATAAATCGCCCGTTCTGCACCCTGTAACTGGTGTTTCATGAGATTAAACGGCTTGCCCCGGAATGTTTTTGGCAAATTCTTGAGTGAACGACCATCAAAAACCGGTGCCGCAAAGAAATTTTTGGCGCGGTTGTAGGCATCGACGACCTCATCTGCCAAACCATCATCAATGAGTTTTTGCTTGATAAGCGGAATCGCCTCGTTGTTCAACAGGTTTTGGGCTTCTTTCAAACGTGCGGCAAATTCTTCCGCCGTTTCATCCTTACCCACTTTTATCAACGGCAGGTGATTGACGAAATTGGTAAACAAATACAGCAATTGGTTGTCGTCAATGGCATTTTCACCAATGATGACCGTGCCGTCGCGCTGTACTTTTTTACCGATTGACGCGATAGCACTGGGTGGTAACCAGTTTTCCCGGCCGGTAATTGAAATGGCTTTGATCGGTATTAATGGGGGCTTGATGCTTTGCAGTTTGGCGATTTGTTTATCGCGCTGTGCCGCAGGGCGAATCTTGGCCGCTTGATCCAGCTTTTGGTAAATATTGCCCGCATAGTACAGCCGTGCGTTTTGTAGTTGGCTATTGCTGGCCTTGGCATAATCGCCGGAATCCAGTAAATCCTGGATTTCATCAGCGGATAACAAGCTGTTTTCGAGTGGCAGTAAGCCGTCTTGATCTTCTAACGATTCAGCCCTATCTAACAGCGGTGAATTTTCATCAATTTCAATTTTGCCGCTACCTTGAAAGCGCACTTGTTCCTTGAAAATCCCACTGAGGTTGTAATCCTTGTCAAACAAAGCCAGGTATTCTTTAAGCTGCCGTTCGGCATGTACCGATTTAACCCAAACCATCAGCAATTTATCGTTGTGCGGATTTTGACCGAATTTTTCCTCGTACTGTTGCACAGCTTCGGCAGTTGGCTTGTCATGGATTGCCGCCAAGGCCGCTAGTTTATCCGCATTTTTACCGGTAGCCTTGCGCCCGAATGCGCCTTGGCCTTCAAAATTGGTGTAGGTGACCAGTTTGTCGTAGATGATTCCGTCGGCGAAAAACGGCTTATCGACGTGACCAGGCTCAAACTTAAGCCCATGCTTTTCGGCGTAGGCCCTAGCGTCTAACGGTTCGGCAAACTCACTCTGCTCGGCCTTCTGGTTGCTGGTGTAGTCCTGGGGTTCCAGCTTCATCTTGCCATAGTCAGCCTCGCCGGTCACGATCCAGCCGACCTTGCCCATTGACGTTTTGTTTTTGCCAATGCTCAAGTCACCCAAAACCGAATCTGGGTAATCAACAAAATACTGGTTGATAGGGTAGCCGTCTTTGCTGGTGACAGCGGCAAACGCCTGGTTTTTCTCCGGCTGCTTGCTGTCCACGCCTTCAGGCCGCTTTTGCAGGAAAATGACATCAATCATCACTTCCGTGCTGGCATTGGCCTTTTGCGTCCCCATAGGCAAGCGGAATGCGCCAATCACGTCCACTTGCTTGACCAGGGTTTGCCTAAGCAAAGCCGCCTCGCCGGTGCCGTCCATTGTGCCGGTCGAAGTCATGAACGCCATGACCCCGCCGGTTTTCAGTTTATCGACCGATTGGGCAAAGAAAAAGTTATGGATAGCCTTAAACGCGGGTTTAATCGTGCCTGCATGTTCCCGCGCCAGGGATGAGAACGAGGCAAACGGTACGTTGGAAATGATGGTATCGAAATTTTTGCCGGGAAAAGTCTCGTAGGATTCGTTGAAAACCTTTGCTTTGGGATAGAGCCGCTTGACTATTTCAGTATTGGTCTGGTCAATGTCAACTGCCGTCCAGTCAGCGTCCGGGTACATCCCGATAAAGTTGCCGCTGCCGACTGACGGCTCCAAGGCTTTGCCGACTTTAATCCCGGCGGCATCCAGGGCTGCATAGATTTCCCGGATCGTGGTGTAATCGGTGTAATGCTGGTTAAAAATACTGGCTCCCTTGTCCTGGGATGCCTTGACATCAAGCCCACCGTTACCGGTGTGTTGGCGTAGGATGTCTTTATCAGCTTCGGTGATGTCTTCGACTGGCTTCTTTAGGATTTGTTCGGCCAGATTATTGATGTCCCTGCGTTTGGCAGGGGTTAACGCAATATTAGGTTTGTCCCTTAAATCATAATTAGTTGGTTCAGCATGTCCTGGTAGGTGTCCGTGTCTGCCAGTACCCCCCCGGATAGGTCGTTGAGTACCGACATCGGCTTGCTGTCCGGCCATTGGCTCGGTGGCGGGTAACCCATTTCCTGCGCGGTCGCCTGTATCAGTAGTGTCAACTGCTTCCGATCCTGTGCGTACTGCGCTTCCACGTCGGTTATTTGGGCGCGGGTTAGATGCGCCGAATTCTTGATCTGGTATTCCAGTTGAATCAAGCGTTGTGTCAGTACCTTCAATACCATTTTCTTTTCTGCCTTGTCCACCATCACCCCCTAAATTTTCCTGATTTTTAACATAATTCTCTGAGGTTGGGTAGTCGTTTGATTGCATATTTTGGTTAATACCATAAGCCTTGGCCACAAACTTGGCCTGGTCTTTTAGCCAACGCACCAGATCATTGCTGTTCAAGCTGGCTTTGTGCCAATTATTCGGCGCACTGGTAACCAAGCGATTATTGTCTAACGTGTTATTGCCTACCCGCGCCATGATCGCTATGCCTTGCGGGTGCCGGTCGCCATTAATACCGCGCAGTGATGATGCACCGATGCTGACATAAATACCCACCCCGTCTTTTTGCATCTTTAACGAGACATCACCCGACACAGCGGGGCCTCCTTCATTTACCGATACCGGTTTTTCGGCTTTGCCTTTGCGGTCGTTGTAGGGGCTAAAGCCGTCTTCTTGTAACAACATGGCAACGTGATACAAGTATTTTTTGGTATCGTCCAGGAAGGCATCTTTTAACCCACCTTTTAGCCCATAATCCGTGTCTTGGTTCTTGCCGCCTGCAATCGGTGCCCAGCCGTCAATATGACCAACCCCCCAGTCAGCCTTTAACTGACGATCAGCCCTGGTTTTTGTCGTAGTTTTAACGGTCGGCGGGGTGCCTACCGCTTCTTTCACCTGCGCCATGACTTTCGGGGTCAATAAATCCTGGTGTTGCGCTCTAGCCAGTGCCGCACCGGTCATCCCTTCAGGGTCTATGCCCGGATAAGCCCGCGCACTCTCATAGAAGGACAATAGGTAAGGCTTGATCTTGTCGCCAAAGTCCTCAATCATCGCCTCTGAATACGCCGCGAATGATTTGACACCCGATTCGATATACGCCCCAGCAATAGTCAAGCCATCTAAAGCAAATTCGGGATCAAAACCGCTATTTAACGTGCCGAGTTTGGCTTTTAACCGCGCACGAGCGGCGGCTACCTTGTCGGCAGTAATAATCGTGTTGTTGGCGAATTGTTGCTGGTCTTTTTGGCTGATTTCACCGATGCCTTGGGGTTTGCCTTGCTCCGCCTGGAGTTGTTCAATCACCTCGTCAATAACTTCCGCCATTGGCGTGTAATTGCCATATAAACTCTGCGATGCTTGTTCCAGTAAGTGAATATGGTTGCGCGAGTCCTTGTTGGCGTTCCGTTCCTGAATCACTGTGCGTAGAATTTGCTTGGCACGCGTTTGTGGCTCCCCACGACGGGAAAAGCGGGTATCGTCGCTGTTTTCGATCTTGTCCAGCAATTGTTGCAAGCGTTTTGTTTGGGCATTTGACTGATCTCGAAGCGATTTATCTTCTTCAATACGCGCCTTAAGCTCATTCTCGCTAATCGACTTTAGTCGCTCATTGAGTTGATTAAGGTTGATCCTTACCGTAATATTTTGATCACCTTCGTAAATATCATCTTCAACCCACCAAGTATTTTCACCATCGGAATCAGAAAAGGCTTCGTTTTTCTTGGCAATCAACTTACCTTTGGCTGGCTTCGGTTGTTGACTTAAATAAACCGCCTTGGCCTCGGCTAAAATTTGGGCCTCAGTATCACGCAGTTTGGCGATGGACTGCTCCGCCCTGGCAATATAGACCGCATTTAAACCACCATAATTTGATGACTCTTTTAAAGCGTCTTTTTTTAACGCCAATTCAGTGTCTTTATCGTCAAAAATCTCAAAACAATTTGCCATGTGTTTATACCAAGTCGTTTTTATACAAAACCATTGCGGTAAGCAGAATAACTAAATCCTCATCCTGCTCGTTAAGAATAGCGTCAATTTTACGCGGATTAAGGTGTATTTCTTGCGCTTTTTTCCGGTCTTTTGGGGTTAAAACTTTCGCTGAGGGCCGACGAAGACCACCGCCACCACCGCCACTCAAACTATCCGGGATAATCGGCGGTAAAATCCCACCGCTTACTGGTGCAACAACGCCAAGGTCATCCGTTTCCAGCAATCCCGATAACCGAACATTAAAGGCTGGGATTAAATTGCCTTGCCCGTACGCCTCAAGCTGCCCGGATAACGCCACATTAATTCCCGTAACCGGGATAACCGCGCCTTGACCGTCTGTTTCAAATTGGCCCACCAACGGCACAGCAAAGGCGGGGATCAACGCACCTTGGGCAAAGGCTTGTGAACTGCCGCTAAGCGACACATTCAGGGCATTGGTTGGTGTAACGATACCGGCCGTATCAGTGACTAATTGACTTGTCAGGGCTATTGAAAAGCCGGGGACTAGCGTGCCTTGGGTATAGGTCTGGACTTGCCCGGTTAATGCCACATTAACGGCATTACTGGGGGTGAGGGTGCCGGTTGAATCGGTTTGGTTTTGACCGGATATGGCGCGAATAACGCTAATCCCTAAACTAGATTGATTTAGGTTTTGCGCTTGTCCAGTCAGTTGCACGTTGACGGCATTGCTGGGTGTTACCGTGCCTAGTGCGTCGGTTACTGTCTGACCGGTAAGGCTAAGGCTTAAATTGGGGGTTAAACCACCCTGGGCGAACGTTTCTGATTGCCCTGTTAAGGCGACATTAATCCCGGTGACTGGAATAACCGTGCCTTGCGCATCAGTTTCAAATTGACCGATCAGACCACTACTAAAACTGGGGGTTAAGGGTTGTTGGGTTATCGTTTCAAACTGACCGGTTAATGCGACATTAACATCGTTAGTTGCCGGTAAAAACGTCCGATCATTCGCTAAATCAACTGCACCCTGATTTTTTGCCGCCGTGATTGACGGCAAAAGCCTTGAAAGGGATGATCTAAGCCCACGCCACATTAATGACTCACAAGCTCAATCTGGCAATCCAATTGCCCGGTACTGGTGCCATTGCATAACACCGCTACCGCTAACGCTTGATCAGGGTCATATTGCACGCCGCACCGCTCATAACCGGCGATCTCGTAACGTTGCGCATTGGTCGCTGTGAAAAACATAATGGGATAAATTACCGAGACATTGACCGCCCCAGCGGTGGCCACCACACCGCCCACTATGATGGTTTCGATTTTTTGCACGCCCGTGTCGCCTGCTTGCAAGGGCATAACCACCCACCTGGCCGCGGCAAAGCCCGATAGACTAGGGCTTGCGCCGGTTGTTCTCCCGGTTGTACCGGCTTGATTCGTGTAAGTTACGGCGATGGTGGTAGCGGTGGCACTGATTGCCGTGGTCACTTCAAGCACAATCATCGTGCCGATGTAATCCGGGTTAAGTAGTAGACCTGAATAGCTTGGCGGTGCGCTAATAGTCGCCGTACCCAATGCGGTAAGCGGTGTGACGTTAACATGCCAAAGTTTTGCATACAGCATGTGAATCATGCCGCAATCCATGACCTGAACACCTAAGCTATTCGCAAAACTGCCATTAACGACATAGGCTGATTCGCCGCCGTTTGGAGTAATGGGGCTTAAATATCCGGCAGCGTTTTTTGCCGGGATAACGCCTGCACTACTACCACCAACCGCAACCGTGCTAGGCGATGCTAATGCAGCCGTTGGTACGCCTGATACCGCAAAATAGGTCGCCCAATTGCCTGCCACTTGGGTGGCTGATGTGCTGGTTTTCTGCACACTGGCAATATGCTTATCCGCATAAATCAAATCATCAAGAGTAGTCAGTGCCATTAGGTTGCCGTTATTTCTGCAAAAATGGTAGGTAAGCCGCTACTGGTTGAATCGGCGGAAACTTCAAGCTGCAAACAGCTTGACGTGTACACCAAGGGCGCACCCACTTTATCTAATGGTTGGGTTTCGCCGGTGTTAGCTGATGCTGCGCGGCCAAACCAAACCGGCCTAATGACCATGACATTTACCCGGCCTGTGGTCGCCACCGTACCTCCAACCACAATGCTATCAATTTCTTGAACGCCGTTATCACCCGCCTGCAACGGCATATAAAAATGCCGCCCAAGGGTAAAGCCGCTTAATGTGCCACTAGAACCCGTAGTTCTGCCAGAAACGCCTAATTCATTGGTATAAGTGACTGTAACTGTGGTCGCTGTGGCACTCACCGCCGTGGTAAATTCCAGCACGATCTCGGTGTTTGAATAGTCGCTATTCGGCAAACGCCCCACGTAACTCGGTGGCGCGGTAATTGTGCCAGTGCCCAATGTAGTTAACAGCATTGAGCATTGCCAAAGACGGTCATACAGCTTATGGCGTGCCGCCACGGTGTTACCGCTGAATACACGGGTTAGCTGGTAATCGGTTTTACCGGCTACGGATTGAATCGGCAACGCCCCCATATTGGCTGTGGCATTGGTCACCAGCTCTCCCGCGCTACTGCCACCCGCCGCAACCGCTGTGGCCGCTGCCGAAATAGTGCCCGAACCGCCCGGATAACCAAGGGCATGATGCACCGCAAACGGCACGGCCGCCACCGTGGTTATTGCGGCGGTTTTGGCTATCTTGTAATCACGACGGCTGGCCGCGATATACGCATCAAAACTGGCAATAGCCATTAGCTAACCCTTAATAAGCCGGTGGTTGCGTCATTGGTCGGCATGGTCAGGCTAAAATTACCGGCGGTAATGCTTTGGCTACCAAAGGTATACGCCGCCACGGCTTTATTGCCCTGGGTTGAGTTGTACAGTAACACGCAATCAAACGCGCCAGACGAGGTTAATGCCGTCCAGGAAAATGACGCGCTGGGCGTGGTGAATGCCGTGGTTCCGGTACTGGAGGGGGCGATCCAGGTAAAGGTTACCCCGCCCGCCGTATAGTTGCCGGTCGCTGCCAGCTCGCCCGTAGTGGAATACGTTGTTGTTGCGGCGTTGATAGTCGCTGAGGCTAAAAATAACGCCGCCTTAAACACATCCGCCGCCGTCGAGCCGCGTGACACGGTGGTGCCAAGCGCATGAATGCCGTTAAGTTGCTCAACTTTGAAACTTGTCGCGATAGATTGAGTATTGGACATAACCTATTGATTCCTATAGTTAATTTATAATTTCGCCGTGACCTTCTGTGACCATTTGATTCGCTAAATCCTGATCAACAAAGGCATAATGATGTTCGCCATCACGGATAAAGACCGCACCGAATATAACAATACGATCACCAATGGCGTGGGGATAAATCAGTTTTACTTTGATCTTGTTGTCATCATCTTCAGCCATTGATTGCTCCAGGGGTTAGGTTTAAGGTTGTGCCATCTGGGTACTGAAAGCGGTGGACGCTGCGCCTGACTAATTCATCACCCTGGTAATAGTCTTCAGCAAAGGTAATACCGGTTGCTTCAAAATCCCACGTAGTCTTAAGTTGCAGGCCACTGATAGGGATATTGCCTAACTTGGTAAAAATCAGCGGTTCTTCGGTTTCAGTCATGGTTTCATCTCCTTAATGCGGATTGCAGTCATCTTGCCCTCGCTATCACGGTCAACAACACTCAAGGTATCGCCAAGCTGAAAGCTTTTAATCCGGTTATTGGCATCACGCTGAATAACTGCGGTCAAGGGCAATTTAGGGTCGGGTAAGGGTTTGGTGGCGGCTTGCTGGGTGTCTGCTAAAGCTTGCGCCAACCGCTTAACTTGGGCTTCAAGCGCAGTAATCTGCGCGGTTTGGGCGTTTAACTGCGGCTTAAAATCGTCCTGTTTTGGCGTAGGCTTGGGGCTTAATACCTTAACAATGCGGGGGTCGGTAATATTTAATGCCATTAAGCTGCCCTCACACACGTAATAAACCGTTCATATTTAGCAATTTCATCCCGGATGTTATTCAACAAATCACCGGCTTTGACGTATTTGCCATTAAACTCAATAGTTTGCGACGCTAGAATGGATTCACTAATGGTGTCATCACCCGCCTGTGGAACATCATTTCCCGTTGTATTCGGCTCGGCATTGAGGTCAGCAATATCGGTCTGGCCTGCGATTTCCGGTTGCTGAAATAACTCGCCACCGCTTGTGCCCCGGTGGGTATCGGCTACACTATCGGTTTTAGCTTGTTTTTTGGCAACCAGGTCAGCAATTTTTTGTTTACCGGTTAAGACTTGTTGCTCATCGGGACTGGCAAATAAATCAAGATTACCGGCTGAGGCTGGCTTGTTGGGTTTAACCGGGCCAGATTCGGTGGGCGTTAAGAAGCTTTCGGCTTCTCCTCGGTTTTCGCGGCCCGCCGTTTCTTGATCGCGGCCAGAATCCGGGCTTTTTGCTCCGGCGTTAACATGTGTTTCAACTGTGCTTTGCGTTCTGGTGTCATCAAATCCCCCTTTGTTGGTGTCAAAACCAGGAATGCTATCAAGATAATCATCAAAATCATCAGGCAAATCCGCTTCATTCTGAATCGCTTCGCGCTCTAAAGCTGATTCTAAATCCATTTCAATTTCGCGGGCTATTTCCGCCTCAAACGGGCTTAACCCTTCGGCTTGATAGGCTGCTTCGGCGCGGTCTTCCTCATCCTGCACCATCTCAGATAAGCCTTGCAAAATAAGCTGCTGCTTAGTGCTTAAAATGTCTCCGGCTTCATACGCTTGAAAGGCGGCTTTTATTTCAGTGGTGCTCGGTTTACCAGCATACGGGGTACCATCTTCCTTGTACAACTGAAAATTTTGAAACCAGTCTGGGTTTAAGGAGGTTGTGCGTCCAGTAATCGTGCCGTGCTGATCAGTCAAATAAGTAACACCACCGCCTTTTTGCAAATCGTTGACCATCCGGTATAAACCGGGATGATAGGTATTGGGTGGCACAACTGACGGTTTGAGGGGACTGTTTGTCTCACTTAATCCGTCTTTCGTTCCTGCTTCTTCTTGCGTCGTTTCATCTTTTGGCGGCTGGCTTTGCTCATAACTCCCCTCAAATGGCGTGGCATAATCATCAATGGTTTCGATGCCTTGGGCATCCCGGTATAGGTTGCCTTCAATCTGCCATAACGGTTGGCCATCACTGGCTTCATGGGTGGGTGGTGGATTAGCGGGGGTTTCTGGTGATTTAGCCACCAACCGATACGATTTGTCGGCGACTTTTTCAACCGTATGGGTTTCGCCCAAACCATAATCCTTTAGGGCTTTTTTAGCTTGGATGCTGTTCGGGTAATTTGCGGCTACTGCCGTGCTATCCAGTGTTTGTTGATCCGTTTCAGCTTGAGTGGCAGGCTGCACTGTTGGAAGTGGCTGCGCTGGATCGGTATCGGCTCGAACGATCCCAGCCGCCGGACTAGCCACGGACTCTGGATTAAGGTCATTCCCACTCGCGTCTTGAATAATTTCATCGGGGTTTCCTGGAATGGATTGTGGTTCTGGCTGGCTTGTGTCCTGGGCTGACTTAAGCAAACCGGTATTCGTTTGGCCCTCTGCGTTAAAATCAGGGGTAATATAAGGCGCGGCAGTCTGTTCTATCGACTGTTCGGCACGCACTTTATTCGTCCAAAGGCTGGCAAATTCGCCTGCGGTCATGTTGGGTTTGCCGCCATTGAGTCTGACCGCTTCACGGCCTACGATGGTCGAGGCTAAGGCATTCGGGTTCGCTAATAATCGGGCGGCACCCGCACCGCCTTGTTGGTGGGCTAAATACAATTCACCATCGGTCGGCACCCGCCCCAAAGCCCGAAACAGGGTAGCGGCATTGTCCTTCATCATCCGGGCGGCAGCATCGGCGGATTGTGCCGCATCGTATTTGTTGGCTAATTTATAGTTTTGGGCTGAACTATCCAGGAATTGGTATAACCCACCCGCTGTGGAATTAGGGTTTTTGGCATCAGGATTAAATTTGCCACCGGTTTCAATCCGTGCGGTTTCCAGCATGGCGTTTAAAGAGACACCATGTTTTCTGGCTTTTTCGGCAATCAGGTTATAAATGGGTTCAGGTGCGCCACTACGGGTTTGTTTGACGACACCTAATGCGGCATTTCTGGCCTGTTCACCGGCTTTTGTTGCCACCTTATCCGCTTTGACTGGATCGTATTTATTAGGGTTAGCCGCTAAGGCCAAGGCGGCTTGTCTGGCCTGTTCACCGGCTTGGGTTGCGGCCAGTTCTGGGTTTTGCCGCGCCAACATACCACGCCGCTTAACCAGCTTCAGCATGGTTTCTCTGGCTTGTTCACCGGCTTGATTGGCAATGATTTCAGCCTGCGGGTCGTTTGGAGTTTCCTCAAACATCGCCATGACTTTCGCCCTGGCATCGGCACCCGCCTGATCCGCCAGCCGGTAAGCTTCCTGGTCGGCAGGGGATTCGTTCACCAACTCAAGGGCTTTGGCTCTGGCATCCTCGCCCGCTTGCTCAGCGACCGCTTGAGATGGCGCATTGACCGCGGCATTGGCGGCGACGATGGCCTCATCAACCGAACCCGCATTGGTGACATCACTCACATCCAGTTTGGCTGCACGGCGAATGGGTTGATTATTGGCAATGTCGTTTTTTGCACCGATCAGCCATTCATCCGCATCTTTAGCACCATTAGCCTTGGCTTGGGCGTGTAACTGGGTAACCAGTGCGGCCCGTTGGTCGCTTAAAGCCGGATCGGTCGAATCAAGCAGGTCATTAGCGTGTTGGGCGTGTTGCGCATTGCGGTAATGGTTATGCAAACCTGGCAAGCCTAATAAGGTCGTCATGCCAAACGTAGCCAAGGCGGTATCTTTGGCAATTTCCCCGTAACTTAAGCCGCTACCAACCCCGTAATCCCGTAAAACCGCTTCCTCGCCGATGCTTTGGGCTTCTTCAGTGGCGGTTTCCCCGGCTAACGCCTTGCCGTAAGACTTGGCAAAGGGCTTTAAGACGGTGGTGTCTACGGCGCCTTTTATGACCCCTTCCACCGTATCACCCAGCACCTTTTTGCCCATGCCGAGCATTCCCAGGCTGAGTGCATTACCGGCAAACTCGCCAACACTATTAATCGCCCCGGTTTTAAGGCCCGCCAAATGCGCTTCTTCTTCGGTGCCGCCTTTAGCCAGCACCGCATCACGGGTTTCTTTGTAAGAGGATGGGCCAAATAAACCAACGGTCGCGGCAGGGCCTGCCACCATACCCACACCGGGAATGGCATAAGGCAGCATCGTGGCGGCAGACGGCGGCAACGCCCTTGCGCCCCTTTGCATCGCTTGTGCCAATAATCCCCGGCCTTCCGGGTCGTATTCGTAGTTTTTTAAGCGTTCTTTGGCACCCGCTTCCTGTTCTGCGCCCCAATCGTGTAAGCCTGAGTCTTCCGGGCTTAAAACTTGGGTGGCTGCCCCGGCCATTTTGTTAAAGTCTTCAACACCCCCAGCAAACTGATGGCCAAACTCTTTAAGATCGCTGGATAAGGGTTTGTCGGGGAATTGATAGCCTAATGCTTCTGCCAGTTGGGGACGAGGAATACGGCTATATTGGTTTTTGTGTAGATACTCAAATACTGCATCATCCGATTCATCACGGAATAATGGGTATTTTTCCTTAAGCTGCTGGATAGTAAGTGCCATACTAAACTGCCTTAAATCGCTGAATAGCTTTTAATAACTCACGTTGTTGCTCGTCTTTATCACGAATACTCAAAATTCTGGCTTGTTCTTCAGGCGGCAACTGGCTAAATAAGCGTTGAACCTCTTTATCTGGCCCAATAGGTTGTGACTCTGGGGGTTTCATAGCAGATACCGCTTGGCTTAACAAACCTTTACCTTTGTCCACTAGCTGGTTTGTTTGGTTATTTAAACTAGCACGTTGACGCTCACTTATTTTTTGATTAGTTTGATTACTCCATTCTCTAACTGCGTTTTGCCATTCCTGACTGCCTTGCGGTAACGCATCCACCTCTTTTTTAGTCCAGATATGGACAGGTTTTTCCGGTGGTTTTGGTTGGCTGACTGGGGTGTTTTCTGAACTGGTTTTATCAGATTTTGGATTTAAGCCAGCCACATCATCAGGCAGCACCATTGTTGGCGTAGTTTCGCCATAGATACCTTGGATTTGCCGATCTATAGTGTCCAGTTTTGCTTTAAGCTCAATACGGGTTGTGTCTTTTGGATCACCATTGACTGATAATTCATCCAGTGCGGTTTGTAGCTGTTCACGTTGCTTTGAAAAGACTTCAAACTTTGCCTTATTTTGTTCAGCCAAAGCTTTATCGCCTGTGCTTTTAGCCTCTGCCAAGTCTTTTTGAATTTGCGCCTTTATTTTGTCATGTTCAAGTTTGGTTTTTACCGGATCAATCCGGCTATCCCTATAAGCGTCTTTAATCTTTGCCGCCCTAACTTCAGCGGTAGCCGTCGCATCCACATTAGCCGGATCACTTGCCGCCTTCAAATCAATGTCCTTTTTGCCCTGGTATAAATCCAGGGCGGCAGAATTTTCCTGGCCTTTGGCGATCAAGCCCCGTGCATCGTTACGCGCTGCATTGCGGTCGGCTAAGTCCGAGGTTAAAACAGAATGTTGGTTGCTGAGGTTAGCTTGTTCCCTGATTTCCTGGATGCGCTGCTCTTTTAAGGCATTGGCCTCATCTATCTTATGTTGATTAGCAATCGCTTTATCTGCGCCTTCGCCAATCCCGGCCATTGCCGCCCCTAATAACCCCCAACCGCTCATGCTACACCTCCCGCTTGTGCTAACATGCCTTGGGGTTTGGTTTGTCCAGGCGGTGTTTGGCTAGGTTCTCCGCCTTGTTGTCCGGCCAAATGCTGTTGAATTTCGCCTTTACCTTTCATAATGGCTTGTTGCAGTTGTTCAGGTTGCACCCCCAGCTTTTTAAACATCTTTTCCATAAAGAGCTTGGTGGTCTGGGCGACCAGTTCATTAGTGATTTCAATGCCTAAACCCCGCTCGGAAAAGTCCAATACTTCGCAAATCAGGATAATGCAGGCGCAAATTAAGCCGCCTGGCGGTAGGGTGCGGTCGGAATGTTCATACATCACCCAACCCAAACCCACAATGCCGGTTGAAATCGTTTCCGCTGGGTTTTCGCGTGACTTGGGGTTTTTGATCAGCTCCATGTTCTGATGCGATTGCGGATCAAACAAAATATGCTTACCGGCTTCGACCGAATGCTCAAAGGCCTTCCGGTCATCCGGTAACACATTTTTACTGATATTGTCTTCAATCTGTTGCAAAATCGGATTCATTGATAAGCCCCTTAATTACCCGACAACAACTTAGCTTGTTGCTTGGCGTTTAGCGTTTGCTGCCTTTGGTACGCGGCCACTTCAGCGGCAGTCGGCTCCCGGCTTTGCGCCCCGCCAAAGGTCGAACCGGTACTAACGTTGTTCATTTTGTCGGCGTATTGCTGTTTTTCAAAATTCAACCGGGCTTGGTCAATCTGGGCAGAATTCTTGCCAGACAAATAATTGCCAACCCCCTGCAAGCCACCAGCGATGACTTCCGGCTTTTTTAGGAAATCAAAAAAACTGGGGGATTGTGGTGCGGTTGCACCTGCCCCGACATTAGCCCCGACATTGGCCCCTGGGGTTGCTGTGGCGGCGGCTGCACCAACACCAGCACCTACCGTATCGCCCACCATTGGCGCGGCAGTTTGTAAGGCGGTTGGCGCGGCTGACGACAGGGCACCAGCGGCATGTTGCGTGGCTTGCATCGCCCCATTGCCCAATAGGTTAGTCATGCCTTGTCCACTTGCACTCACTGCCCCATGTATTAACGGGCTTGAGGCTGTTTGTGCAGCTTGCTGAGCGGCAATTTGTCCGGCTTGTGGCCCTGTGGCTAATAAACCATTAATCGCCGCACTGCCAGATTGCCCCACTGCGGCTGCGCCACCACCTGCTGCGGCGGTAGCATCTGCCGCTACCCCGGCTGCGGCTGCGGCTGATCCGGTAGTGGCGGCGGTAACGGCTGGGGCCAATACACTGACACCCAATGCGCCTACCCCACCGGCCATACCCACCATACCGCCGATGCTCATCAGCTCTTTATCGCCGGTTACTGCGCCCACCACTGTCATCGCCAAACCCGACACGGTAGCAATAGTCGATAAGGCTGAAACGGTAGCAACTGCCGCCGTACCAATCGCGGCGGCGGTGCCTGCTGCGGCTGCGGCACCAATCGCCGCACCTGCGGTAGCGAGTGCTGAGCCAATAAAAAACGGCATACAACGCCGCTTATCAAGCGGATTACCGGGATTTGAATAGTCAAGCCAAGGTTCGGATTTTATGCTGTACATGATTGATCCTTGTGTCGGATAGAAAGGATTAAACTTAGGCGGTCAAGTTCAGTGGGATTAACTACCGAATGGGGAAAACGGTTATCAAATAAAAATAAATCACCCGCCACCCCTTCGTGGCGTTCATCCTCAAAATTAAAAGACTGACCAGGGGCGGATTGCAATAGCAACAGGTATTTTGATAAGTAATAATGGCAGTTATGTCCCGAATCTTGATGCCATTTAACCGATTTACCGGCAGGAATGCGGGTAATCAGGCAACCGCCTAATTCATCACCACTGACCAGGGTAAAAATGTGGTTAATGGTGGCTTTAATGGCTGGCAAGCGGATTACTTCAGGGTACCAAACCGGCTGGTGTTCGCCATTACAGAATTCCGCCGGATTTAAACTGTCATAATCAAACCAATCCCTAAACCTGAGCCAAATATCCTGGCAATCTTCATGTGGACTGCCCAGCGAGGTGCGCAACGGGTAGGTGCCCCACAAATTATCATTCAAGCTGAGTTCTTGTAAAATCTCGGCAACTTTGATGCCTTCTAGCACTTTTTGCATCTTAGCCATGTTCATTCGCCATAATCAGGGTGTGGTCGATTTGTTCCGGGTCGGTGCAATCGGTCGCATGTTGGCAATACCAAATAACATCACCATTTACGGCGGTTACCGAATGGTTCAACCCCGCTTTGATCTCAATGATGGCAGGGCTCCAATAGGTTGATTTAACGCCCCCAACCTCCACAATGGCACAGCCTTGCGCCAAAATGCTTTGATGGTCAAAATTATGCTGATGGCTAACCTCGGTCGCGCCGTCTTTGATCACTAATTCTTTAGTATAAATGCCGCCGATAAAATGGTGCTTAACAACAATCATCGCTTATCCCGCTTCCTTAACGGCTTTAACATTGAGGTGTTCCGCAATTAACTGGGTAGCCTGGTTTTCTTTAAACACCGCTAACCCTTCAGGGTAATGCTTATTAAACAAATGCGCCGTGCGTAACTTGAATGCCCGGTATTTGCTCAACCCTAAGAACACGGCAAAAGCCCCTTTCATAACCAACGCACCAAAGCGGCTACCCGTGGGATGAACCCCCATAAAATGGCTCATGGCCTTCGCCCAGGGGTTGACTAACAACCCTAGTGCCTTGATGAACAGTTTGCTTTGCCAAGTCTTGTTCCCCATACACCGAACGATATAAGGCGCATAAGCCAAATAACCGACCATAGCCTCCCGTTCATGTTCGATCAACCAGCGGCCATACGCCTGGTCTGCCCGGTAAGTTTCTTCATCCATATAACCCAGCTCATACCAACGGGTGCAAATGATTTTCCCGCCGCTTTCCTGCGGTGGTGGCGGCACATAATTTCTGTACGACTCTGACGGTTTAGTCGCTTGGCCCATACCCCAATCGTCAAAAGGTGTTTTTTGCGCGGATTGAGCGGTTTTTATCAACCCTGGCTTGCTTGTGCTTGCCGGTTTGACGGGTGTTTGCTTCGGTTTATTTGCCATAGTTAAGCCTTTATCAATTAATTGCCGTTAGTGTTGCTGCGATAACTCCAGCTTGGTTTTTTGCTGGTTTGCGTCCACGTTTGATTTTTTAACAACGTAGACACGTTCGCAATTTTCCCGACTTGCGCCACGATATTCAGGTTAGATTTATAGGTGTCGTACATTTGTTTGATTGCCCAATCTTTTGCTTGCTGCGTCATGTAGGGGTCGGCATTAATAGCTTTTAAATCATTGCTAAATTGCCCCGATAATTGGCCGAATATATTTTTGTCATATCTGACATTTTCTTGGCCTTGCTGGTAAATCACTTTCGCCATATCAGCTTGTTGAGTCCCTAGCCGCTCACTGGTCGTGAATTGTTGCTGACCGAGCCGCTCACCTTTGGTGAATTGTTGCTGACCAAGCCGTTCTTGCCGACTAAACTGGTTTTGGTTGTTGGCGGTATTGGCTTGGTTCCAGGTATCGACGTTATAACCGGCGGCTCGTGCAGCGGTAGCCGCATCGGCCTGGGCAATCGGTAATGCCGCGTTATACACTGAGTCTTGGGCGGCTTTAATGCCAATACTGGAATTCAATAAGCCTCTGGATTGGGCTTGCTGGTCGCCTGCCGTCCTGGCTTGCTGCATCAGTGGCGAATCAGCTTGAACCAGGCCATTGACCTGCTGGGCAACGGTTTGATCCGGGGTTATTTGCCAGTTCTTAACCTGGTTTATCATTCCGGTTGGGGCATTAACTGCGGTTTGTGAGTTGAGCTTGGTTGCCTGGTTGTTGGTGTTATACCAATTTAATAATGCAGGTGAGGTAGCCATTGAATCATCCTATTTTGAATAAAAATGCCTGGGTGTCAGGGATGCCACCATTCAAGCTGCCACTGGTTCCACCAATAAACTGTGTCTTAAAATTGATGACATCCCCAACTGCTAGTTTCGCAATAACACTTGCCTCAACAGATCCTGTAGTACTCCCAGACGAAATTACTTTTTGCCCATAGCCAATCATAAGTCCGTTGTTAAAAATATATGAAGTTAAACTAATGTTGCCACTATTGGCAACCAGCCGCACTTTTGCAAACAGGCTGTACAACCCTGGTGTTTTAATCGTAGCCTCAAAGGTTCCTGTATTAAATAAGCTATAAGGGTCAAAATCTTTTGTCGTGAACTCAATAGTCGTCAGCACCCCAGTTGTTATCGTCCCCGAACTAACCCCATTGCGATGCACTAAAAATGCCGGTTGGCCTAATTTATAAGTGTAATTAGTTTCTTCCCATACGCCGGTTGTAGTATTGACCAAAGTTATCGTGTCACCCACATGGGTAACACGATTATATGCCCCGGACAAAACCAATGAGGCACTATGTACCAGCGTTAAACCGGCTGGCAGTTTTAGCGTAACGGTTCGGCCATTGTAGCTATTGGCAAATCCCGTCACGTTAAACCCGGTACCAGTGACTACAAAATAACTACCGATGGCCGGAAGGGTTACCGAGCCACTAGCAACCACGGCAATATCGGTGCCTCGTGCTATATCACTCTGGCTAAGATGCAAGACCGGATCGGCGACTACGGCATTGCCACCCGCATTAACAATAAGTGATTTACCCGCATTGCCAGATAGCGTGGGCAGTTTGTTAAAACCAGCTTCAACAGCGGCAAATTCGGCACGTATATCCTGAGATAACCCTGGTGCGCTAGTCGCTGGAATGCCGGTTTTGTTATAAAACGAGTTGGTCATCGAAGCATCCTAAGTAGTGAATATTCCAGAAAGTAGCCATTAAGCAGAAACGCCGTGTTTATCGCTGAGCTGGACTGAATTTTGACGGCCAGATTTTGGCCGTTGCCGGTAATAGGCACATGAATGGTTTGCAAGCTATTTACCCCGTCCCAAGTGAAGGCATCCCAGGTGAAGTTATCCCAAAACACCGGCTTATAAGCACTTTCAATCGCGGTATTATCGGGTTGCGATACCTCTTCTGAACCATACGACAAGCTGTAACCCAACTCAAATGCCGCAAAACCATTCACTTGAGATTCCAAGGTAATATGGCGAAACCGTTTTAAAGCGCGGTAGGATTTTAGGTTATTAAACACAAAACTTAAGTTAGCGGTAATGTCTGCGCTATCAAAACTGGTGCCGCGCTCCATTTGGTAAACAAAACCATTGTCTGAACCAAAAAAGATGAGTTCATTGCCGCCGCCCAGTACATCAGAAGTCAGTTCTTCCGCTGACACCGAACATAACACCGGATTAGGGAAGTTAACCGACATCATTGAAAAGTTTTGACTGGTCAATAAAAAATACATGCCGGAACCGTCATTAAAAAATAAACGGTATTGCTGTTTATCCCGGCTGATATGCGAATCAACCACCCGGCTACGCTTGCTGTTTAACAAGTTTTTAACCCGGTTACTCAAAGCGGATTCTAAAAAATTGCCAAATTCCTGCGCGGTTTGCAGTGAGGTAACCCCCCGATCATCAAACACCAACGTCGTGTTGATTTTTTGAATAGTGAACGGCAACGCGCCTGCCTGGTCATTGAATTCCACCAGTTGAAAATCAGCACCAGTTTTGCCATACAGCATATAAGTATGATTCCGGCAATACACCGCTAGGGCAGGGGTATTGTCATTACCGGGCTGCGTCATGAAGCCGGTAATGGTTTCAGATACCGCTATTTCAGCCGTATTGGCGGTCGCGAAGTTATACGGATCACCCAGATTGCTGTTTAACAGCGAACTGCCATAGGCTAAAAATAACTGGTTTTGATGCGCCGCCACATGACTGGGTTTGCGGGTAATATCTAATGGGGTCTCAATCGGCACAAAGGTGGTGCCATCAAATTCAAACGCCGGATTAACCCCATCCGCACCGTACATGCGATAGGTGCCCAATGCACCGCTAAAGTTGGCATTCACAAACTCAAAACGACCGCCTTTATTGGGCAAACTAATGGTGGTTTGGCCGTTACAGGTCGCGGTAATACCACTGGTAAACACCCCAGCACTAAAACTGCCGCCGGTAATACTGGCAAAAATTAACCGGCCTGCGGCGGTGCCTGCGCCAAATGAGCCGCTTTCCAGGGTAATGCGTTTTAAAACCCCACTCACTGCCCCCTGGACAATCGTTGCGCCCTCGATAGGACTGGTGCCACTGGCCGCGCTGTAAGCCACCTGAAAGCCTAAGCTTACTGCTTGCCAACCAGTGGGGGATGATTTGTACATGCCCACGCCAGTACCGACATTATCCCGAAAGGCATACACCACATTGTTGTAATACCACACACCACGGATTGCCCCCGCACCAGGTACCGCACCAATCAGCGCACGGTAATAGGCTTCAGCTAAGGCTTTGTATTGCGCAAGGCCTAGCGCACTATCCACAATCCCGCCTTGGGTATCGGTCAGAATCACACCAAAGTTGGCATTTTCACCACCACTGGCAAAATTACCCACCACATTGGTGACAATAATGGCATTCTGATCAATGTCGATGACATAAGCGGTTGCACCTGATGTACTGCCAATCAAGGTATTGCCTGGGACAATCGTGCCTGCATTGGAATAAGGCACCGCAAAGGTTAGGGCATTACTGGGTGAGGCCCGACCGTCAAACCGCTCATAGCCGGTCAGGTGTTGATAACCACCAAACAGATTTTCTTCATAGTTAACCGATTCCCGCACAAACCCCGGCGGAATTTCAATAGCTGGGGTGACCAAATCCAAACCACCGCGAAACGGCACATACTCATTGCTGTATTTGGCGGTGGGTAAGGCGGCAATCTTCACGCCATTGCCTCACCTAAGCTAATGGTTGGCAGATATTTCAATTCCAGTTTATTGATTAACCGGCCATATTCTTTTTGTGCCTGGGCATACAATGACGGTTCAGCCGCATACGAGGCATATTTCATTAAGGCACTCCACACAATCACCATGTGGAAATCAGCAAACACCGGCACATCACTGTCGATAGTAAATTTGCTGGCTGATTTAACATATTCCCCATCAATGCTATACGCTTGATCCGGTATGGGCCACACCATCAAATCATTATTAGGGCTGATCGTGAAATCTTGCGGTCTACCACTCACAGACCGATTCGCACCCCTTAAGCGCAAACCACGGAATTCTTCGTAGGAGCGGTAAGTCAGCCATTGCTCATCATCGGTGGTTGCCAAATAACAGCGCAAGCTATCGTAGGGATTGGATTTTAGCCAGATACTTAAGCCTGGAATGCTGGTAGCCGGATAAAACGCGACACCAATGGTCAAAGGTAAGGTGAAATCTTGCCGCAAAAAACCCCATTGATCGTGTTTTTCCTGAATGTCTACATAGGCATCTTGCACCCAGTTAACAATCCGACCGAGTTCGCCGATTTGATTGGCGGTGGTGTTGGGGCCAGTACCGGCAATACCCGCCTCAGAGCGTAACCGCTGGCAAATTTCTAAAAATGTCATGGCTGACATAGGAAACGCTAGGTGGGTTCAGCAATAATCTGTTGCAACCAGCTATACCCTTTTGGATTCGGGTCTTTATGGACACGAAACGGGTATTTATGACCGGGATGCTTATCAATTCGGGTGGCTTTGTCGCCATTGCCATTGGTATATTCCGGGGTCGTGATGGTTTCTGGTTTGCACCGGGCCAATACTTCCAGATATTTACGTTTAATCCAGTGTGGTTTGCCACGAAATAAAAACTGATTAACGCCATTGACGCTCAATTGAACGGTTTGCTCCGCATTTTTTTCAGTAGTGGTGTCAATTTCCACTAATACCGGCTCGTTCATAAATGCCTCAAGATCAACAATCTCTTTGTAGTTAAACGCATCAATCGTATCAAAACTGTCTTGAAAATCACTACGGTTTAACCCGCCAGATAAGGGCATTTCAAACGATTGCACCGGATTTGTTTTAAATTCTTGGGATTCAATAGGGGGTTTACTTGCCATAAAGCAGTCTCCAATAAAATCCCACGACCGAACATTCAGCCGTGGGATGGTTTAACTTAAAGTTATGAGAACACCGGGCGCGGTGGCATGGTCACAATGTCCTGCACAGTGGTAACAATACCGGTTGCATTCCAGTTGGTTGTACCTGGAGTAAAACCAGACGAGGTTGAACCCGCTTTAACCACCAGATAACTGAACGGGGTCAAGTTGTCTGGGATGCGCGGAAAATGCACCGGATTAACCAAGTTATTTGCCGCATCAAGGGCTTGTACTGGGCCTTGCACGTTTTTCATCTGACCTGCCGCATTTACGCAGTTCACGATAATGCAGGCTTGACCGATGGCTAACGCTGTTGCAGCCTTAGCGGTCACGCCATCTGGGCCAACCAGGCTTAATGCCTTGCCTGCGCCGGACGCTAAAGCGGTTGCAAACGCGCCATTTACGCACGCCACGGTTGCGGTTGTGGTCGCCAAGGTTGCTGCCGCAGCGGTCGCCACTGTCCCGGCATTGACCAGGTTCAGGTTTGCGCCGTTTAATTCATTGTTCTGGATCATCTAAAGTCTCCTATTACGTGCCAGTGTTAATGGAAGGAATCCCGGTTAAGGTGTTGTAATTCACATCAGTCACCCCGGCATCAGCATCCAATTTTGCACATAAAGCGTTATGTTTGGCCTGAATAGTGGCTAAATCAGCCGCTATATTGCCTAACGCTCGGCGCAAAACCAGCTCGTCTTGTTTATTGGTAATCCCTTGCAGGACGGTTGCGGTTGAGTCTGGCATATCAATCTCCTATAAAGCTGACACGCCAACCTCAGCCACGGCTATCCAGCCTTGGTTAAGGATTTCACAGGCGTGATAAAACTTCGCGCCGATATAGCCGCGTTGTCCACCTGGATCGTTCTTGTCTTTTTGACCAGGTGGCAACCAAATCGGGTCAAGTGCCGCAGAACCGCGTAATTTGACTTGGGCAAAGGCATCTTTAGCCATGAAAATCATCGGGTATACGTCAATATTTGCGCCGCCAGTGGATTTGATACCGTTCGGTGGCACCGATGACGCTACCGCCACGCCTGTATTGATGATGGGGTTCAGCTCAGGTGAGGTAATGAAGCGGATGTTTTGCCATGTACCCAGTTCCCACTCACAAATAACCTGACGGTTCGCATAAGCGGCTATATCGCGGAAACCTGCCAAGCGGCGAATGTCATATTCTTGATCGGTGTGGGTAAAACACACATAGCTAGCTTCCACAAACGTGGTGCCATAATCGCCGGATGTGCCCAAAATCTTGGTGATTTTCGTCCCGTGGTTGGCTTGCAGGGTGCGCACGACTTTGCTGATTAACGCCTCAGTCACAAACGTGTTAACCGATGCACGGGTTGAGCCACCACCCGCATAAAATTTGTTGGTAGCGGCTTTCATTTTGCCGTACAACGCCATTTCTCGCACTAAACCCATCCGTTCGCCGGTCTGCTCTTTCATCGCAGCGGCAATGTCGTCCTCGTACAAGTCATAGTCTTTGTCAGTCAAGGCATAAAGGGCCATGTACTGATTCAGGGTAAAGGTCACATCACGCGGCACAATCGTGTCTGCCGCTGGGGTAACCCCTTCAGTCGTGATATGCGCCTCGGCACTGACGGTAAATTGATTCGGTTGTGCTACTGTACCGCCGTAAGGCACCCAAGACCGCACAATCAAGGTATCAGACTTGTTTTTAGGCATGTCCATTTGATTGATCGGTTTGGCTAACACTTCGGTGGGGATAGCGTGGCGGATAATTTCGCCTGCAAGCCGCCCAATTCTGGCCTGCGCGGTGTCCATTGTTTGAATGGCCATTGATTAACTCCTAATTCATACTAATTACCGCGCAAACCCTCATAAAAGCCGCGCTCGTAATCATTGTTGTAAGTGTTTTGCTGTCGGCCACCCCCGTTACTTTTAATGGGGATATTGCCCTCTAGCGTGGTTTGTTTGTTACGCTCGAATTCAGCTTTTTTGGTTTTCCAATCCTTAAATTTGGTAAACGCCTGGGATAATTCCTGGCTGTCCCACGTTGAACTCAACTTTTGTTGGTCTTCGGGTTTTAAGGTGGCTTGCCATTCCGTGAATTCGGGGGTGTTAAGCTGTTGTTGCCAATCTGGGTGGGCAATTGAGAGTGCTTTCATTTCAAACTCTTCACGTAACTTGCTCAGCTCGCCGTTTAAGGTTTGTTGTTGTTGAGCAAAACGCACCTCATCCTCAGCAAAACGCGCCTCAAGGTCTAGGTTTGGAGTTAGGGGGATGCCAAGCTGCAAGGCCGAAAGGTCTTGAACTAAGGCTTGCACCAAGCCGTCATCGTCCAAATAGTCTTTAACGTGTTTAAATTGCTCAGGGGATAACGGCACTTGAACCGGGGCCGCTGATTGTCTGTCCCGCAATTCCTTTAACGTGCCTTCGATTGAGCCGATACGACCAAACGCGCTATCGTGCGTTTTTTTAAGCCGGTCGTTCAAATCGTCAACTTGCTTGGCTTTATCAAATACCGCCTGCAATTCGTCATCGGTCATGCGCTCATAAATGCGCCGAGTGTCAGTTGCCTGGTGTGCTTCTTCAGATTGTTGTAGTTCAGCATTAAACGCCTGTTCATAAATCTCTTCCTCAGTCAGTTCTTGCGACGGCGCGGGGTCGTCAGTAAAGGTAACTGTGGATTCAAAAGGTTCAGGGGTTTGATTTATTTCAGTCATAACAATAGCCAAGGGTTATTGGGTGGGTGTCCCGGTAGCATCCGGGGCGTTAAGTTGTTGTAACTGCCGTAACACTCTGATCCGGCCACGCAGGGCGGCGGTATCATCCGGGCTAAGGCTTAGTTTTTCCAAAGAGCGTTGGCTTTGCACAATCAGTCCATCAAGGTGGGCTAACAGCTTTTTCCAAAGCTCAGAATTCTTATCGTCGTCGGTGAGGATCAAGCTTTCAACGCTCATAAGCTTGCCCTTTCGGCGCACGTCCGACCGGTTCAGACGGTGGTTGCATGGCTATTTTTGCCATTTCATGAGACTTGTCGCGCTCACCCTGAACGGCTTCGTGTTGCTTATCGCGTTCGCTTTGTTGTTTTTGGTCGTCCATACTGGCGTAGGACAACTCTTTTTGAACGCCCAAACGCATGGTGGTATCGGCTAACGCAGCTTTGATGGAAGCCAGGGATTGTTCGCTGGATTGCGATAATTCCATTAATTTGATTTGATAATCCAGTTGCTTGATCTGCATTTCGTGGTCGCGGTCTTGCTGCGCCATCTGCAATTTGAGGGCAAGCTCTGCCTCCATCGCTTTTTGCTTCATAGCGATCTCATCACTATCGGATTTTTGCTTAAGCTGCTCGACTTCCATTTGCGCCTGACCACGAATTTGCGCGACCTGAATGGCTGGATCGGGTGGCGGTGCTTGCTGCTGCATCTGCTCTTTTTCCTGATCGGTAAAGCACACGCGGTCGGGGCTGATCTTGTTAGACTTAAGCACCTCAATCATTAACTGCTCAGGATTTAAGCCAAACACTGGATTTGCCGAGAATTGCAGCAATTGCATGATCATTTGGTTTTGCGCATCACGCTCATACAAGGCACTGGAGCCTTTGGCGATAATAGAAAAATCACCTTTGATGTCGTCATTGTCACTGTGCAACAGCAACCACTCGTAATACCGGCCAATATGGCGTTCAATCACGTCGTCGAACAATTTGGCGGTACGGCGCAGTACCGTGTTAGAGTTTTGTTGCAAGATTTGCATCCCACCGACCGTATTAGTCGCCGAACCTTGCTGACCTTGCAAAATTAACGGCATGGACGTGGCGCGTTCCGCAAATTCCAGGGCCAGCCGAATAATGGCCTCAAGTTCTTGCTGCATGGTGGGGATGCTGATCGAGGTAAAGGCACTTTGCACGTCTCGTAAATCGGCATCGTCATCCACTTCCCATAACTTCAGTGGCGTGATTTCAAAAATCTGGTTAGCAGGGCGCACAACACCTTTGCGGTAGATGATTTGTGGGCCTGCCGATACCCCGGCATTGTCCATCAGGTTACGTGAGGCGGCATTAACCATGCGCTGGGCAGTCCGTACCTGCCGTGCTACCCCAATTCCAGCCCAGTGGCCGATCCGTTTTTGATAGACAAAGATGTCATAGGGGAATTCGCCGCTATCCAATACCGATTGACTGGCTTTAATGACATGGCTATTAACCATGACCACCACCACGCTCAAATCCTCATCAACCGCCAAACCTGCCGCCGACAAATCGTTTTTATCGGCTACCCCGTGGTAATACCAAATATCGTAGTTATCCTGCTCCATCTGGTAGCTATTCAGCCGTTGGCGATAATTACTATCCTCGATGTATTTGCAGTTCGGGCCTTCGTGCAACACTTTGTCGATTTCATCATCTAAAAAGCCACTGGTGCCTTTCAGTTCCCGCAATTGTTTGCCGGTTACCGTGTCTTTTTCCCAGATATACGCGCCGCTATGGATGTCATCACCGCAGGCTGGATCGGGAAATAGATTCCACACATCAATCATTTTTGAAGCGGGCTTAATCTGTTCCAGCATTTGCACTGTGATACCAAACTCACTCGACATCATCTTGCGTTTGCGGTATTTGACAGGGTAAGGGCCTTTTAAGACACCCGTGCCCAACATGTTCTTTTGCGCCACAACTTTGTGGCCTTGCGTGCCCCAGCTTGACTCAGACAGCCAATCCCAAATCTGGGTTTCAGCTTTTTCGGCCTTGTCTTCAGCGTCTTTGATGTAGGCTTTGGCGGCATCGCCCTCGGTCATATCGCCGTTGGGCATTGGGTTTTGGCTATCCACTACGCCATTGATTTCAGGAATGGGGGTGGGTTCAATCGAAAAAGGGCGATCATCGACCGGAAACAACATATCGAATTCGCGGGCAGTAATCAGGTCTACATAGGGTTGAGTGATATTGACGAATGCCGTAGAACGGTTGTCATTGGCAAAGCGGTTACTGGTAACGCGCCCCTCTTTAGTCGCAGGCTTAAGCATAACCTCACCGCGATTACACTCATCAATGCCGTTGTAATACTCTTCGTCTTCTTGCCAGATTTGCTCAATACCTGACTGACGACGCGCATCTACCGCCTCTTTGCGTTTACTCACCAAGGCATGGGCAAATGCGGCAAGTTTGATAAGCCGATCCTGCTCCGCTTGATACGCTGAATTATCGCTGGGGTTTGAATCCACTATAAACCGTTAGTTTATAAATGAATTAATTATATACAATAAATTTATAATAACGTCAAAAAATTGACGTTTTGCGCAGATTTAGTTGAGGTGTCAAAAAATTGACGCTTGAAACTCGTGTTAACGTATTGAAAGTTATAGTACTAAAAACGATAGCGTTATTTCAGTACTATATGGATCAATAACTTAGAAAAATATTGGGTTTTCCCATCTGACGATGCAGTGCATTGCAGGATTCAATCCAAACTAATAACCCATCCCTGGCACCGAGGGCGACCAGGCAGGCATAATGGGGGTGTCGTCTTTTCTCGGATTAACAATGCCGCTAAAAAACTCGGTTAATATGAAAATCCAGGCATCTGCCCGGTTGGGTGAGCCTTGACCGGTATAACCGACATTGGAAAACGCGCACAATTCATCCTCAAGCTCAGGGAAATAGCCCACATGGCAGATTTTGCCCTGGGCATATAACGCGCTAAACGGTTCAGCACGGATTTGCTTGCCGCGTGATGATCTAACCTCTTTGTAGGGTGTTCGTGGGCGTGCCACCTGGATCACATGCTTGACCATCGCACCGCCAAAATTGTTTTCGGCGACAATCCCATTCGCTTGGTAACGGTCATAAGCATCGGTCGCTATCTTGCCCCAAACGGCTGGCGGGGCATTTACCGTGCAATCTTCCAACAGATAAGCCCGACCATCAATTCCTAAGCCACCGACCATTATGCCGATGTCGTCATGCGTGTTATCGTCATCCTCGCCCGCGCCTGAGGGGTCAATACCCACAATAATTCGCAACAATTGGGGGATGCGGCGATCCACCACGCGGTGCGTTTCGATATTTTCAAAGGTAAAGAGGGCATTGGGGTTTTCGTCGGCAAATTCGCCCTTTAAAAACCGTTGTTTTAAATGCGCGGGTAAGGCTTCAAGGGTTTTAAGATAGGTCGCGGTCAGGTTTTCCAGGTTATCTTCGGGATTGATCCGAAAATACACATAATCATCCGGGTTAGCCAGTGGTTTGCGGGTTGAGGGGTCGCGCTTCAACACAAACCGCTTATAACTCCAATGGCCTTTGGATGGCGGGTTAAGGTCGTAATAACAACGCGGTTGCAACTCAGTTTCTTTGCCGTCGATCACCTGGTTAACTTTTTGCGCCAAACGGGTAATCGCCATATCAATCGAAGCAACCGGTATTTGTGAAGCTTCGTTAAAATAAATAGTGACAAACTCCATACCTAAAATCTTCTCGGTGCGCTCCTTGTCGTCCAGGCCACCGAACCAAAGCTGCGCACCATTCTCAAAGGTTGCATAATAATCGGTGCTGTTGAGCGTGTATTTAACGCCTGGATAGGCGATTTGCATCACTTTGGGGAAGGTATCAAGCACAATTGAGGCTTTGATAGCGTTAAACCTGAACCGGAATATGGCTTGGCGGGAATTGGGGGCTTTTAATGCCCTAAAAACGATATTTCTGACTAACAGAAAAGTTTTGCCGCTTCGACTACCACCCGCTAGTAAATTGTGGGTGGCGGTACCGGATAATATTTTTTGGGCTTCAAGTTGTTTAGAAGTGAGTTTGAACGCGGTCAAAGTTTAACATCTTCTTTGCTGGCGGTAATGGTGACTGCTGTTTTTACTTCAGCGGTTAATTCAGTCCTGGCGAGTTTAGGTTGGACATATTCCATGCAATCGAGGTACATCTTAGCGCGCTCTGCGGCCCGCATGTCTTTAACATCCTCTTCAAAAGTGGGTTGTAGTACCGACAATATCCACTCAACACGCTTTTTCCTGAGTATCGTTTCTGAGCGTGTTGTCCCTTTTTTTATCCCTGAGCCTTTGGGTTTTGGCCGTCCTTTAGGTGCCGCCATATCTTTGCAATCTATGGATAGATATTATTGCATTTGCCCCTGCGGGTTCATGCCTTGTTGGAAACCTTGATCAAACGGTGAAGGTTTTTGCCCGCCTTGCTGGTTTTTGAACAGTTGCACGACAAGCTGTAACGCTTCTTGCAGACTGGCCGCTTGTTGGCCTTGCGGTTGTTGTTCAGCTTGCATCATGCCGCCGGTTTCTTCACTGGCTTCTTCACCAGTTTCATCGGTTACTGTATAGCTACCGGTTTTAGTGTCTTCAATGCAGATTTTCATGGGTTGACCAGGCAAGTAAGGTATTTGCCTGGATTTATAGCACTAATTTTAAAATTTAGTAATTACATCAGTCACAATCATGACTATAACCGGTACACGCCAAATCCTTCATGTAGGTATTGTTGGGCACATAATCGCCCCTGTCTCTCGCTTCCATCCGCTCCCGCGCCAAAATTTCGTTAACAGCACGGCGTTGATCAGCTTCTTCGTAGTAGCGTCTGTTATCCGCCTCGCGCTGATCGTAATAAGCATCTATTATATCAAACGCCCGTTGTAAGTCATCAGCCTGCACACTGCCAGCGACTAACACCAACAGCACAAAAACCAGTTTTTTCATTTGTCCACCCCATAAAAAAAGCCGCACTCCAACCGCCTGTGGTAGTGGGGCAGAATCCCCAAGGCGATAAAAATACGGCTTCAATTAAATTCTGCAAAAGGCTACCACACCTGACAATAGTTTAATATTGATCGCAAAAAAAGCTATTCGTACAACTACTTATCTCTGCAAAACTCATCACATTTATAATAAAACGCGCAAATAAGTATGAATACTTATTGATAGCTTCTAAATAGATGCTATGCTGTTATCAACTTAAAGAGATTGTCTTTTTAAGACTTTTGAACTGCACTCATTGAGATGCTAACCGGAGAATGAAACATGAAAGATCAACGCGGAATACACACTTCAAGAACTGAAGAGAAAACTCAACTAAATACTATTGTTTATTGTGCTTTCAAAGAAGCACTAAAAGATGCGCTCAATCAAGGGATAAGTAAAGACTTGCCGATTTATGAGTTCTTAGAAAAAGCTGATTTGCGTCCCGACAGGGGGATAGACCCGCTAATGCGTCAAGCATTTAAAGATGTAGTGCTTAGCCAAAAATAATAATACATAATTACACTAAGGATTTAAAAACCATGGCACAAACCCAAAAAACAATACGATTTAACAAAGAAACCGACCGGCTGATTGCTGAAATTAGCCCGTCAGGGGACATAAATTATAATTTTGCTGTTAATCAAGCCATGCACCGTTATCAAATACTGTGCAAGCACTTAACGCCTAATTTTCCATATAACGAATGGAATGCTATCTGCGAATGCTATAACGGCCATCTGTTTAATGCTGATATTGAGTTAGAAGCACTGGCTTTTCCGCGACGTATTCGTGAGTCAATCGCTTATGACGAAAATGTGCGCTGTTTGCTAGATAGTAGTGCCCAAACTGGCAACCCATTGCGCACCAATTTTCCTGAGTTCTTAGCAAAAATTGATGCGCTTAGTGTGCCGCAAATCATTGCAGTGTTCAGTGTAGTTAATACGTTCTGGACACCTAGCACCAATTTTGAAACAACTGAAACTGAGGCGGAGGCGATTGAATGAACCACGACACCGATTTTAACTTATGGGCGACACACCAAGTCAATTTACTGCACAACAAGCAGTTTTCTGAATTGGATATTGAAAACTTGGTTGATGAAATAGAAAGCATGAGTAAATCAGACAAACGCGCTTTAAAAAGTTATCTTATCGTTATCATGACGCATTTGCTTAAACTTAATGCTCAACCCCACTATATCAACCGGGCTAGTTGGCTTAGAAGCATCCGAGCTGCGCAAGCTGAAATTGAATTAATAGTGGAAGATAGCCCAAGCCTTAAGCAATTAGTACCCAATTTCATTGAGTCTGGTTACCCAAAATCAGTCAAAACCGCCCAATTTGAAACTGGCTTAACTAATTTCCCTGATGTTTGCCCGTTTGACGAGCAAATTTTAAGCGTCAACCCAATTCCATAAAACCAATCACTTAACGACCTGCCGCACTCAACTGTTGGTAAAACACTTTGGCTCGTTTACATTGCCAGCTCTCGCTCATTTCATGCGCACCAGGTTTCCAACCTTCTTCTTGTAACGCGGGTTTATCCCGGTATTTATGCCGGATTTGCGCCAAGAAGCGCGTCATCTCGATGTAATCATACGCCACCGCAGGTTTACCCCGTGTGCCTTGCACCAAAACCGCCTTGGGTGGATTGCTATGCTCGGCCATCAGCTTATCCAGGGTCGTGATGCGAATACCATGCTCGCTGCAAATTTCATATTTGCACACCTGAGTGTAATTTTTTTTGGGTAGATTTTTCATAGACTTTCCAGACTTTTAAAACGGAATATCCTGATCGTACTCATCATAATCAGCCGGGGGCGGTAGGTTTTTAGAGGTTTGCGAAGTGTAGGGCTTACCCGTGTTCGTGCTGCTACCATCAGACTTACCCCCCAACATAACCAGCTCTTCAGCCAGAATTTCAGTGGTGTAACGATCTTGGCCGTCTGAACCTTGCCATTTCTTGGTTTGTAAGCGACCTTCCACATAAACCTGGCTCCCTTTTTTCAAATATTTCTCAGCAATCTCCGCCAAGCGGTTAAAGAAAATAACCCGGTGCCATTCGGTGGCTTCCTTGCGCTCGTTGGTCTGTTTATCCTTCCACTTGCGCGTCGTCGCCAAGCTAACAGTCGCCACCGATCCGCCGGTTGGCATCGCTCTAACTTCTGGGTCTGAACCCAGATTGCCGATTAAGATGACTTTATTCAGCATGGTCTTTTGCGGCTTCGTTAGCTAAACGCAGTTTCATCACCTCAACACAACCGAGCAATTCAAGCACCTGCATATTTTTTGAGGTAATTTCACTCTCCACACATTCCGGAGTATTTAAAACAAATGCAAGTTGATAACGCTCACTGGTTTCAATCGTTTCGATGATTTTGTGTAGATGCTTGATGGTGTCTTGTTTACTGGTTTCGCTCATTGCTTAATCTCCTGTTGTTGAATAAAAGCCATGACATCCAGCCAAATGGCTTTATCCAGGTCATGGCCCAAATGGTTATGGGTTTGCTTGGTTATCCGGTCGGTGTCGTCCTGGTCAAGCGCATGACGCAAATCACGGGTAATCGTTTGTTTAGCCTTATCGCTAAGCTCTGGCCAATTCGCTTTCAACCAATCCGCGCAATCACCGACGATATAGCTACTGCGCCCCATGCAATAACGCACCGCCGCTATCGCCATGCCATCACCTCGCCCAAAATTCATGACTCCCCCCATTGTGTTTGCAAAAAACCCAATGCGGCTTCTCGCGCTGTTTCTTCATCATCGTCGTGATCCCCCAAAATCAAACCCACCCGCTCAATGAAATCACAAATATCATCCTCGGTAGCTTCAGGCCGTTTGCTTAACAGCCAAATCGCATCCCGTTCGCCTGGGCACAAGTTACCGGCCATAAATCAAACTCAATGCTGGCTCTCCTTGGTTAACCGTCTTCTCGTCAAAAAATGGGTCAAGGTGTCGGTTATTTCATCGGCAAGCTGATCTAAATCCTCCGGTATTGCCATGTCTCGCATGGCAACGAACAATGACGAGGCTCCCGCATAAAACGCTTCTTGCAAAAAATCATTGCTGTCCGGGTTAAAATCCATCGCCTTGGCATATTCCCGCCAATTATCTTCCAGTGTTTGCATTAAAATTCCTCGTTTTTCAGTTATTCAGTGAATCTCGCCTAATCGCTTAGCCACACGTTTGAGCTGCATATCACGCTTACGCTCAAAATCTTGCCGATTGCGTTCACGCGCTGTCGCCTGGTCGTCTTCACCAACCGTCAATAATGCCCGCAGTTCATCCAGTTTTTTTACAATGCTATCCTGGTTCGCCGATTGTTCTGGGATTTCTTGAATAAGCTGCTGCACGGTTAGCGTTGATTTTTCCAAGTTTTCGAGTATCGCAAGTTCAGAGTGTGGTAATTGGCCACGCTCAACAGCTTTGGTCAACGCATCCGCTCGACGTTGCTTATCGTGACCTAGTGACACCCGCCAAACCGGTTGTGGTGCAGTTTGGATTGCCCGCTCATACGCCGCCCTAAACGCCATCCTTGCACCAACCAAGTCGTTTTCTGCATAAATTCCCCAAGCAACCGTTCGCGCTTGCAAAATTTGATCGGTGACAATGACCGTTTCTGCTTCGTCCATCGACTGCAAAGCAATAGCCCACGCTTCGTCGGCGGGGATATGTTGCGGTTTATCCTGGCCAAGTATGGCTAGGATGTCGTGCAAAATAGGTGCAAATTTATTGTCAAACCGATGTTTCCGTAGTGCGCGTTTGATTTCATCAAGCGGGTAAGCCACAAGCATCTCAAACAGTTCAACCATTGCAGATTTGCTGTAGACCTTGCCATTTGCACCCAACTCTTGCGCCAACAGCCAAGCCTCACAAAATTCTCCAAAATCGTTTTTAGTCATCTCGAATCACCTCGCCATCAATAACCCGCAGGGCATTAAACCTGTCTTTGCTAGGCTCGTATTCCCCATAGTCAACTTTTGGCATGACGTTTTTCAGCAATGGCGGGCCATGACACCCATTGGTTTTATTTTTCCCCGGCCATTCCCAACACGCATTAAAACTTTGCCAACTTCGTTCGGCGCAAATGGTTATTGCATCGAAAACACTTATGCCAGCGTTATTGGCTTCTCGTACGATGCCATCCATCGCCGTTTTGGTCAGTTTATTTTTTCGAGTAGCAAGAAAATCCTTGGCGAGTTGTCCCTCAACGCCATGTTGTTTTAATAAATCAATTTCAAAAATTGGGTTTTTAAGTTTTTTTGAGCCAGAAATTTTTTCTGGCTTTAATTCCTGTTCCTGTTCCTGTTCCTGTTCCTGTTCCTGTTCCTGTTCTAGTTCTAAAGGGAAAATTTCTGAATTTCCGGGAATTTCCGGGAAATTGTTATTCTCAGGAGGGGGTGGTAGTTTTGATTTGGTACGT